AGTATTTTCATAATAGTTTTGTTTTAGGTTCTACGATACTGCAAAGATAAGGAGATTATTTGAGAAAAACAAATGGATCCAAACGTTTTTTCGAAAAAATAAGAGGAAGAGCGTTTATTGCTCCTCCTCCTGCTTAGAGAACACTATCTTTTTGCCGCAATGAGGGCAAGTGATGGTGTTTTGACGTTCTTCCGTCTTTACTGGCTCAAATAGTTCTACTACATCGCATCCGATTGCGTTTGCTATTCTTGTCAGCACATCTACTGACGGATTTGAGTCTACTCTCTTGCCTTTATACATTTTCCCATTTATTTGTTGGGACAAGGCAGTAGGAGTAATACCCATCTTGGCGGCTACTTGTCTCACCTCCAAGCCATGCTCTTTAATTGCTCGTTTGATGTTTAGTGCCATAATCAAAGTTATTACTCGGTGCAAAATTACACAATTTTCTCTAATCAAAGCAATGAATTTGATTAAAAAATCTTAAAATTAAGCATTTTCTTTGATTATTTCATTGCCAATCAAATTAATTGCTTTAAATTTGCAGCAGAAAAAGGTAACGGGTTGCGAGTATCCTAGAAAGCAACGACCCACATTAGAGGTAGGTTCTTTGACAGACTGGCACAAAAATAGGAGAGGACAGAAAGAATGGCGAGCCAAACTGCCGAGACCCATTCTGAGGCTGTTGACACAAAGGCAGGTGTAAATTACTCCCGTAAGTCTTTCGTATCGTGAGACACGTTAGATACTGCGCAATGCTGAGGAAACCACCTTAAAGATGCCTTTGTAGAGTGATATGTTGTAATGCCCCATGTTTAGGCATGAGTGTTCAAAGGCACTATAAATATGCAGATGACAACTTTATTGTTTAACAATTTAATTATAGGAGATTTAATTATGTTATGTAGTAAGTTAATTATCGCCTTGTGCGATACGGACGAAGAAGTGAACAAGTTCGTACATTTCAATCAGAGAGAGTCAATAGTAAGGTATATGCAGGATTTTTGCATGGGGTACAAGCATATTTGCGGTACACCAAGGCAAAATGCCAATTATCTTATGGTAGATGTGCAACTGGATGGTGCAGTTCCAGACTTGATGTTTGAGCACCGTTCAAGAAATCATATAGACCATATATACGGCTACATCATGGAAGAGCCTGCAACGCTTACTGGAACTGTCAAGTAATTTAGACCGACTTTTATAAAAGATAATTAAAGAACCACCAACGTCGGGGCGTCCTGCTGATGGCTTGTGTCGTATTCAAGTGCATCTACCTTTCAAATAGGGGCAGGACAACAATTTATTCACTAAATACAAATGCTTATGGAAAGACTAACAAGTTTTGAAGTATTACTGGTTATTGCCAGTGTTATTTCTTTAGCGAGAGGGTTTATTTGGTTTATCAACGAAGTTTATTTGAAGAAGCTATGAGAATTTTCAAGATTAAGCGGCAGGGTATTGTATATAAGGTATACGAAGCCCTGCAAGACTTTAGCGGTCTTATTACTGGATGGAAGCTAGTTGGTAGTTCTTTCTATGAGTGGCATGCTGACAACTGGATAAAGTTACAAGGTAGACATTTTAACCCACAGACAGACCGAGTAATGAAGACTTGGGATGGATACGGAAGATACATGAAGTCAAACTATAATTATTAAAGGTATGAAACGTACAACTATTAAGAGCCTTACTTTAGAGGCCAACGAGATTGAGAGTGCAGATTACATGGATATTCTTATCCTTGATGTAGTTAACGGCAATTTCAGCCAGTTACACGAAAGACTGGGTAGTATGAGCAAGAAAGACCTACTAAAGGTCTTGAACGATGTTACATGGAACCTATACGGCAATGAGGGATATGCAAGTGAAGAACTGATGAAGATACACAAGTATGCCTACAATGCTTTAAGCGACAAACTATAAAGGTAGACAAGTTAAAGGCTTGGTGCAGGGTTCAACTCCCTGCTACCTGCAATCATTTATTCACTAATACTTATTTATTATGACAAACAGAGAAATGTTAGAGAGTGCGTTGAAGAGAGTAAACACGCTCTTAGGTATCAACGGAAAGTTATACCACGATAATACTGGTTGGTTTATCATTGAGAAAGGTTTGGTATTAACACAATCTTCTTTGCCTGCAGGAGAGTTACTTGCTTACCTGCATGGAGTTGAAGCAGGGTTTAATTTTAGCAAGAAATGAATATGAAGAGATTAATTCTTTCGGTAGTGCTAGCCTTAATGGTTGGCACTCCCATCTTTTCCCAAGATGTAAAGAGAGAGGGCAACACGTTTGTACAAGTACAGAGTGATACGGTATCTTTGAAGAACGATACTAAGACCAAGTACACCTACAAGGCAAAGGACGGCAGGGAATATCCCATCTACCTTTCGAAGAACGGAAAAGCGTTCATTGTCCGAGTGAGTAAAAAGAGTGGCAAGGAGTACAGACAGTACTTGCCACAAGTGACAGAGCAATTAAACAACAAGTTATGAGAGGTTTAAGACTTAACAAGAATTGGTTGTATCATCGTTGGCACGATTTAGCAGGTCAGCACTACAGAGCAAACAATGCTACAGAGTTTTTAATTTGTATCAGCAATGCTGCAAGAGTTTATAACACATATTTAAAGATAGGAGGTAAGCAATGAAACCTTTGAATTTAGACTACCTTTTTAAGGTACAGAAGTACTGCGATAAGATTTCGCAACAAAAGGAATTCGGTTATAACGAAGAATTAGCCGAGTGGGACGATACACCAATGGGACGCATCGGGGCGCAGTTAGGTTGTATAGTCGCTTCTATTGAGGAAATCTACGAGATATGGACAAACGAGACAGACAGAATAATGAATAACGTTCACATTTAGGGCAGATCCGTTAAAGGCGGTGCAGGATAGTTCAAGCCTATCTTGCCCACAATATATGTTTCACTAAATTCTAACGATTATGCAAAGAATGATTACAATTGAGGGATTGACATACGTTTGTAATGTTTCCCATGATGATGAAAACGAGTACTGGAGTGTTGCCAATGCTAAAGAGTTGGCAGAGTTCCTTGCAAACAATGGTTATAAGGTTGTTTCCACCTATTGCGAGGGTTGTCCGCAACAAGTTGTAACAAAGAAGAATATCCGTATCTTCAAGGGCGAGATGTACTTTCTTAACCAGTGTGAGGGAGATTTGATAGAATGGGTCGCTAACTCAATGGTTAACGATTTCACTAACTACTACGACAAAGTGCTATTCAATACTGAGGACGGCTTTGTCGCAGCGTACAGAGACGATATTAACAACAACTGGAAATTCTAACGACTATGAGTACAGAGTTTTTTAACCGACTGCAAGAGGGCTTTGAAGAAGAACTTGCGGAAATCATCCAAGACGATTGCTTGGACATTGTTTGTGATGAAAAGGTAACGGCAAAGGACTTTGCGCATTATGTTGTCTACCTTTCCAAAGTATTGAGCGTTTCTTCCATTGTGGAGGACGAATACAAGGGAATGAAGATTAAGATACGGAACGTGTATAAAGGCTCTGTATCTGTTTCCTCTGACGATTGTACTGGAGTCAGCCGCACACTTTATTATCCTTTCCCATACAGAAAGGACGAGGACGATTTGTTTGCAGCGTGGCTTACACTGGCACAGATGATTAACGAAGCGTGGTATCAATGTAACAACTAACGACTATGGCAAAGAGATTTCAGTATCAACTATGTGGAAAAAGGCTCAACGGCAAGACAGAGGTACTTGCCGAGCCAGTCTCCATTACCTACGCATCATCATTCATCAAGAACCAACGTAGGAAGTATGAGAAGTTAGGCTTCATGTATTTATTTGCATTACCATTACAACCACAATTAAATTCCAAACAGCTATGAAGATCGATTATAACCAGTACACACCGCTAGACGGGGCAGGAACTATTCTCAGTCCTGCATACAAATGGAGAGTTGACGAGCGTACAGAGTTGTGCCACCATATTTCGCAGGCAGGAAACCTTTTCTACTTGATGTCCTATGGTGGATACGTTATCCGCTCTATAGAGACAGAGAAGATTAAGCGTATAGAGATTGGCGATTTGGTTGTTACAATCAAGTATAACCATTTCGACAAATACCCATTTCAGGCATCCTACGACAAGGTAGACGGTACACATATCCAAAACCATGGCTGCAAGGAGTTTGGATGCATCCTAGACGAAATCAGACAATTAAGTAATTAACTAACAGTTGCGCACGACACGTATCTAGTGCATACTACTATGAAACAAGAAGAAATGATGAAGCAGGAGTTGGAAAACAACTGCAAGAAGCACGGCAAAGAGTTATTAGGACTCCTACAAGCATACGACCTCGCAGTACTGGCTAACGATATGCAGGAAGAGCGTATCAAGGAGTGTTATAAAGAGGTATTGAAAGAGCATGCTTTCTACTCCATCCGTGATTGTTTGGATATTAAGAAAGGAGACCGTATAACAGACAACGAGGATGCGTTTTGTATGTCTGCGGATGATTTCAAGCTATACAACGAGACATACAGCACAGAGAAGCTGTGTGAGGCTGGCATAACAGACGAGAAAGGCTATTATATCACAAATACCTTTTCCATTATGTGTAATGCCCGAAGAGATTTGGTAGAATATATTACGAATAATATCGTACCAAGTGGGATGCGTATGGATGTTTGGCGCAATCGTGAGAGGTTGACCGTACAAGATAAATTGATAAAGATTACCAAGGATGCGTTTGGTATCGCTTCCTAATTGCCCTGCATGGTGCTAGCCGAGGTTCGTTTCCTCGGCAGGGTACAAACAATTATTCACTTAAAAGTTAAGATTATGACAACAGAAATCTACAAAAGTGTCACTATCCGAAAGTACGGAGAGTGTATCGGAGAGGGTATTTATCCCATCTGTTTTACGGATGATTTGGAGAATACTAAAGAGCGTAAAGCCATCCTGCATGATTGTTGGCAGGATGCACGAAAGTACATTGACAGAATTAAAGGTTAAGACTATGACAACAAGAACTATTAATGGCATCCAGTATGAGGTTTACACCGATAAGGACTGGTGCAAGGACAGAAATTTGTCGGTTGAGGTAGGGCAACTGATTGAGCCATCCGTGTACTATCAGCTATTGAACGCACTACCACCGAAGCGTAATGATGACCTATTTCAATGTGGAGAGCCTTACTCCCACGACTGGAATACTGGTTTGCCACTCTTTAAGACATTCGAAAGGATGGATGATAACTATTACAAGTACATTGGACTGATGCACTAAACATTTCTAGGGTATGAGTGTACAAGAGCAATTCTATCAGCGTTCATGCGCTTTCACAAAGAATTATGACGAAGTTTTGCCCTATTTGGGTAATCCTAACTATGAGGTAGGTAACACCTACCATGACAACGGACTATTCGACACATATTATATTAATGCAATTTGATTATGGATGCAAGTAAATTCCAGATTGTTGAGGACATGAGCGAGGTGCGCTCAGTTTTCAAAGAGATTTTTGAGGGAAAGACCCTAGGCACGGATGATGTGAAAATGGGAACTTTCTCCAGTAGTGTTTGTGCAGCTAAGATTGAGGGCAATCAGATCACATTCTGTCTGCCTTTCAATGGTCCTATTACTTTGCTTTGTGAGATACTGAAGAAACACAAGTATAACAGAAGCAATACCATATTTTGCAAGTGCGAGGTGAACGACGATAACACTATTGTCGTTGCTACTTACTACACCAAGGAATTCAAGATGTTTGACTTTTAACAACGATTTATTATGGATTTCAAAGATATTATCAAAGCCCATCTAGACAAGATGGCAGCGCAAGACCCTGCATTTGCAGAGCGTTACAAGGACGAGAAGAAGAGTTTGGATAAGTGCATCCAGTATATCACCTCGCAGGCCAAGAAACAAGCCAAGGGCGGTTGTGCAGCCATTGAGGATGCAGTTGTCTATGGTTGGGCGGTTCACTACTACCAAGAAGAGAATATCGAGGTGGAGAAAGCACCAAAAGCCAAGGTTGCTACTCCCAAGGCTGACAAGCCAAAGGATATTAAACCTATCAAGGCTCTTGTTAAGGACAAGGATACTAATAAGTGTGTTCAGTTGGATATGTTTGCAGATTTTGGATTATGAGGCCAAGGAATAAGTATGAAAAGAGGGTAGCGGAGATTAACGCTACTCTCTTTGAGGATATTGCCGAGAGCAACGTCCAGTTAGTTAAGGAAGCCTGCAAGGGTTGGGATATGCGTAACTTCTGTTACTTCACGGTACACTCCAATATGCGGGAGTTTATGGTTAAGAGGCTCTATCGTGTGTATAAGTTCACGGATAAGAACACCGACCATTTCTTTTTCGTTGAGATTATCCGAGAGTTTAACGATGGTGAGAAGAAGCTATACTTTGCCAAGCACAGACAGATGGGTGGTTATTATGATTGCTTCACTTATTCGTCAGACATTGAACTGCGTGGGATTTATACCAACTACGCAGGCTATGACATCACGGATTTGTTCTCCCTTTCGATGGATTCTTACTCCGAGGATAACACCTGCGAGAGAATTAACTGCGTGAAGATTGCTCCAAAGGAACTGGCAAGGGTTATCAAGAATAATCCAGTAGCCGAGAACCTTTACAAGAATAATGATAGATTATTTGACTTCCTGCTTTGGGCACCACACCCCAAGGAGGTATGCAGGGCTATTACACTGGCGAAGCGACATGGTTTCATCTTTGATAACGTTACTACTCCAGTATGGTTCGATATGGTACGTTCTATCATCTATTGTGGCAAGGACTGGCACAACCCAGTATTTATAGCACCTGCCAATCTCATGTAAATGCACGATAAGTTTACCAACATGGAGTATCGCAAGCGTGAGCGTGACAGAGAGGAAAAGAGGCGCAGGAGAATAGAACTGGAGAATATCCGCCAAGAAGAAGCAATCAAGAGACAACTGGAGGAAACAAAATCTATCAACGAGACTTATATCAAGCGTAGAAAGCGTTTCTATGACATGGTTCTGACTGACGGACTGATAGAATGTCGTGTTCTTCGTGATGTGAAAGCCTTTGAAGAAGAGGGTAGGACAATGGATCATTGCGTATTCCGCTGTAAGTACTACGAAAAACCATACTCGCTGATACTCTCGGCAAGGATAGGTGATGCAAGGGTAGAGACTATTGAGGTTGATTTGAGCAAGTACACTATCAAGCAATGCTACGGAAAGCATGACCAGTTTACAATGTATCATCAGCGTATTATAGACCTCGTAAACTCTGAAATGAACACCATTAAGGCATACAACAGAAGACGTGTTAAGAAACAAACTAAGATAGCCGTATGAAGAGACTTATATATACAATCCTACTGATTATCCTATTCTTGATAGGACTATTTTGTTAAACCATAAGAGCTGCGCTATCGGCATGACGGGCAATTATTATGAAAAGAAAGAAGTTATCATTTGACATTCTCTTCCTAAAGACTGACGGAAGAACGATACTGGAGTGCAGACAGACCACGCACAATACAATGGACGAAGCCAAACACGAAGCAGAGTTATATAAGGCATGGGCAGAGTGCCATTACGGATGCAAGGTCGGGTACAATATTTCGGAGTATCAGACAATAAACAACATCAGATTACGTTAGATATTTAACTATGGAAGAAGAACAGAAAACGCCAAAGCCTAAAGGCGGTGCTCGACCAGGAGCAGGAAGAAAGCCAAAGGGTGGGGTAGGTACTGAGCATGTCGGTGTCCGCCTCAACAAAGAGTATATACAAATAATAAAGGAGAACTACGACAATTTTTCGACCTTTGTCGATAAGGCTGTCAAGAACCAACTAATAAGGGAGGGACTTATCTAGTCTCTCCCTTTTTTGTGTCCTTATCCGACCTTTGCACCTTTCATTGACAAGACCTTGGCGACCTTTCCGATATTTGCCATTGTCTCTACTATCTTCTTGTCCATGACCTTTGCATAGGTCTTTTCTGTCTCTCTGATTGTCGAGTGTCCTAGGATATGCTGAACAATATGCATGGGCACGTCGTCCTCATTGATTAGCAGTGTCGCACCAGTATGTCGTGCCCAATGGGTCGTTACTGGCTTGTTTATCTTGGCATACTTGACCGCTGCTTTGAGATAAAGATTGTACTTTACGTTGCTAATCACTGGCAGCTTGTACTTGTACTTTTTCAGAATATCCATTGCCGGTTTCAGCAGGACTACCGTAAAAGGCTGATTGGTCTTTACTCTAGTCGACCTATACACAACCATCCCATTCTCTTTGGTACATTTTTTGTAGTCAAAAGCCTCTAGGTCTGAATAACCCATGCATGTGTATGTTTGGAACACAAAGACATCTCTTACTCGTCCTAGACATTTGTCGTCTATTTGGCATTCCTCAAAGGCATGGAACTCTTCGGGTGTCAGGTGTCGTTGGATCCCGTCCTCTTCTCCTTTTCCTATCTTTAATAATGTGTATGGGTTTTTGCTTATAAGGTTCTCATTGAAAGCCTGTGCGACAAATATCTTCAGTATCTTGTGATAGTTCCAACGGCTGCACTCCTTTAGCCCTCTGTCTTTAAGGCAATCATCCATTTTCTGAATGTTCCTCTCTGTGACATCGGCAAAGTAAACGATACCGTTCCACTCTTCCAGAAAGTCAAGCACGACATCGTACCTCTTCTGCGTTCCTCTCCTTAAACATTTCGACCTCTGCGCAGCTTTCTCTTTCATATACTCTAAGAACGTTTGCTTTTGGCTAAGCCTATCCTTTAGAATATTCGGGATAGCATTTATGTCAACGGTGTCCTCTTCCATCATCTTTGTAATGATGACGTTGCATTTCTTTACTAGGCTCTGCAACTGGCGGTTAAGTTCCATCATGTCCTCTCTGCCGGTTACAGAACCGTTCTTCCACTCTTTTGGCAGGAGCTTCACACCAGTACTGATGTACTTTCTAACTCTTCCTGCACTAATTCTCAACTCGACCACTCCAGTCTTAGACTTTGTGGCTTGACCTTTACGGTCATAAATTAATGTTAAAATAGGTACTACCATACGTTTCTTTTTGTTAATTACAAATATTTTCTACAATTGGTAACACCCTTGAAATATTTTGGTAACACATAGGTAACCCCGATTCTGCTAAAATCATATAAAGACTTAACAAGACTTCAAATGATATATAAAGCATACAAGTGCCCTATCCGACCTCAATTTGACGTGGATAATTCGCTGTAAGACAAGGTATTTTGCTGTATTCTGCTGATTTTGCGACGGTTACTTCTCGGCTTAATCAAACCTCTTCGTCCTCTTCAATTCCATCGCTCTTGTGATCCGCTTGGGATTCAAACCTAAATGTACTTTTGCAATTGAATATCAGTCTGTTAGCGAACTTCCATGCAAGGGTTTAAACATAGCGTGGTAACATTTTAGTAACACCAACACTCCGAATAATCTTTACACATTCTTCTTTTCATCCTTTTTTGCTGTTTTAATTAAACTTAATGGCCGATTGCAGGCCGTGAATTATTGCCTATCTTTGCACCCGACAAGTCGAAGTTGTCATGGTGAAATGACTAGGCTCATACCCTATACGCGGTCCAACGCGCATCCCCGTCAGTACTTCGACTATCTGGCGGGGATTTTTATTTTCACCACACTACGAGTAAGAGACGCTATCCTCCACCCCGCAACTCGTAGCCGCCCAAGGGGGTAACGCAGATGGGCAATGGCAGGAATGATTCGGGATGCCATGCGAAGCGGAGCCAACTCCGAAATACCCGATAGCCGAAGCATTGTTGGATAGTGCCAGGCTGCTGGATTGACCGACCGACAATCGTCAGCAAAGTTTCCTCCGTATGGGCGATTAGGTTCTCCCATATAAGGAGGAATCATGCAATCTCCCAAACCTCTTCTCGTAGCAAGAATTATTTCAAAGAACGATTATAATATAATATTGGAATAGTTATAAGCATGAATGAACCGTAGATAACTATATTGGTTAATTTTTCGCCTTCATCTTCCCTTAAAGCTTTGTCTTCTAATGAAAATTTGACCGCATATTCCACAATCAAAATTAGATAAGTTATAAGTGGACTCCAATATACGAGTCTATTTTTGTATAAACCTTCCATTATGGGCATTACTAAGAATACTCCATACACCGCCAAAGCACTCGTTACATGACACCAAAAAGCAAGATAGGTCGTTACACATATAATTATTGTGATAGCAACCCATGCAGCGACCTTGCTTTCAAATAGCTTCTTCATACTCTAACCAGCCCTACAAACTTATAGAACCCGAAAATTATCTCCTTTGGAACAAGAAAGTCCGGGTATTCCTCGTGATTGTACGACACGCATCTGATATTTGCGCCCTCGTCATATATTTTTTTGAAGATCACTCCATCCTCTGTGTCCAGAACATAGTCCTTTCCCCACTCGACAACAAACTCGGCCTTCTTGATGGCGATCTCGTCACCGCTCTCGTACTTCGGTTCCATACTATTGCCCTTGATGAACATCGTGTAGTCGTAGTCAGGGAAATTGCGGATAATGGGCATCTGTTCGCACTGCTCAAGCAACACACCCTGCGAGTACTGCGAAAGGCTTCCTGCGGCCGCTGAGATTGGCAATCGTGGCTTCGTTGGTAGGTTGGCCACATCTTCGGTCTCAACCTCTCTTCTCTGTGCACTCTTGAGGACTTTTAGTGTGTCCTCTTGCCTCGCCTCGTTAACCATATCTTTAAATGTACCTATCTCCCACACCCGAGCTATTCTCTCTGCCAGCTCGTCCGATGGAACCATCATACCAGTTTTTATTTTTGAGAGCGCACCCTGTGTTATACCAAGTTTACTAGCAACTTCCTCTTGCCTGGCATTTGGCTCTTTCTCTTTCAACAACTTGTTGAAATACTCAGCGAATTTAGGAAATCTCTTCATACGCTTCAAAATTAAATTAATGTTTATAAAACCTTATATTCCTTAATATATTTGGTAATATTACTATTATTCGCTATCTTTGTCGTCGGTTAAACAAACAAAGAGTTGCAGGACTTGGTTTTAACACCTTGTCATCATTGATTCACACCGCAAATATAGGAATAAATTCTGAGTTCTGCACTCTTATTTTGGAATATTTAGGATTTATTTAGAATTAAACAACAAAAAGAAAATGAACGTTTCGACAGATGATATTAGAAACATACCGCCTGGGGCTCTTAGATTGTTCCCATGCGAGGACGGAAAGAAGATGCGCTCCGCTTGTTCTCTCGTCACCACCGTCAAGCGTACCGAAATGCCCGAAGGTGTTGTTGACTATGAAACGCAGAAGTTCTTCGACCTTAACATTGTGGCCATCCGTGCCATGCGTGAGGGCGATACAAGGGTTCTTAATAAATAATATAATAAGGTATGAGCAGTATTCGAGTTTTTAATCATCCTCAGTTTGGGGATATTCGCACAACAGGCACTCCCGATAATCCGGAGTTTTGCGCAATGGATTTATGTCGTGCACTAGGTTATGCAAACGGACGCGATGCAGTTGCTAAGCACGTTGAAGAAGATGACGTCGCAAAACGCGACACCACCGATTCAATAGGTAGAACGCAACTTCTTACCTACGTCAACGAGTCTGGAATGTATGCGCTAGTTCTTGGTTCTAAGCTGGAATCGGCCAAGAAATTCAAGCGTTGGATCACCTCTGAGGTTCTTCCGTCTATCCGTAAGACTGGAACTTACTCTGTTGAGCAGTTAACCCGCAAACAACTTGCCTTGATGGTTGTGCAAGCTGAGGAAGAGAAAGAACGTCTTGCTTTGGAGAACAAACAGCAGGCATACCAACTTGAAGAACAGCGTCCCAAGGTTGCCTTTGCTGATGCCGTCCTTTCCTCTCCCGACTCAATCCTTGTTGGTGAATTAGCTAAGATTCTTTGTCAGCGTGGCTATCAGACTGGCGAAATTCGTCTCTACGAACAACTCCGACACGAAGGTTACCTCTGCTCGTCAGGTTCTGACTATAACATGCCCATGCAGCGTTATCTCGAAATGGGACTCTTTGAGGTCACCAAGGGTACGCGCTCTGGTAATGGTGGTATCATGCATACTACCCGTACTACCAAAGTCACACCCAAAGGCCAGCAGTACTTTATTAATAAGTTTATACATAGCTAACAATCTAAAGGTATGAGCATTATGAAAGAGAATATTGACAGAGACGATTGGATTGCCTGCATCCTCGTAGGGATTGGTCTATTAGCAACTGCAATCGGAAACTATATCTATCACGGAGGGCATATAGTATGGTAAAGGACGATAAAGGCGATGTGTGGCTTACTCCAAAGGAAGCTGCCATCAAACTGAACCTATCTGTAGGACGGATATATCAGATAAAAGACAATCTGACACACCGGAAGCAAGGTAACTCAAACCAAGGACGTGTTTTCTTCCTCGACAGAACTCTTTTCAGTGATTACATGAATAATAACCGATAATAGTATTTGTTTAGCATTTTCATTTTATGGTTTTAGTTTTTTAATTTTTATCAAGGTATTTCACAACACCCAAGCGTGGGTACGTTCGTAAGACTTAGGTAATAATGTTGTAATACCTGCCATCCGTGAGGCTCGCAGGTTTTAAAAAGGGAATAGGAGCTGCACAAAGTAAAATTATATATTTCATAAATCCTCTATTTATCTATGCAGTGGCCTCGCCTGTGAAGGTAAAAGAAAGGTTCGATTCCTTTCGTTCCCACGATATATAATCGTAATTTGTCCTGCAGCGGTAAGCAGTATAAACCGTAGTTGAGGCCGGCTAATTTGTCGTTAGCAGATAACCAAGTATGAACAGCGATTCTTCGCTTCAAGCTGGGGTTCGGCACCCAGATTCACCTCGACGACTAGTTCTTTGACAATTTGGTACTGACGAACATGGTAAAGGCCATGTATGGGAAACTGCCTAACAAGCAAACTACAATAGTGTATAAGGCTTGGAGCAATTAGTCAGTAGTACCTACATTCGTATGCGGTAATGTAGCCATAGCGCGTAGGTCAAGTCGCGTTGAGAAATACAGAGACCAGCATAGTAATTAAACCTTTAAAATATGATAGTACTCCCAACCAAGAGACGTCTGGAACGTCGTCGTGATGCGCTACATGAAAAGCTGGATTCTATTCTCCAGTGTGCCTCCGTTCATCAAGTGGAGGAAATCATGCGCCGTATACACGGTATCAATCTAAGGCTAAGAACTTATTTCATCAGAGAAAATGAACGAGAACACAAAGAACTCTTTGAAGACCAAGACACCATTGAAACGGAAAACCCCTTTACGGTCGAAGTCCTCACTTAAAGCAAAGGCTAAAGAAAAGAACAAGTTTGAAATATCAGAGATAAAGACTCCTGGCAGAAAAGCCAGTCGTGCTACTCTTATGAGAAAGGCTGACGAGGCTTTCTCCTTATTTATCCGTACACGCGATAGCCAGAAATACCAGGGGAAAGCTTTTGACTGTATATCATGCGGAAGACCTGGCATGGCTATCGACCAAGCAGACTGCGGGCATTACGTTAACCGTCAGCACATGTCTCTACGCTTCTCTGAACTGAACTGTCATGCGCAATGCCGCCACTGTAATAGGTTTATGGAGGGCAACATCCAAGACTATCGTAAAGGACTGATAAAGAAGATTGGCGAGTCGAAAGTACTGATGCTTGAAGCCGCCAAGAATATCACAAATAAGATTTCAAACTTTGAGTTGGAACAGATTTCCAAACACTACAAGGCAGAAACCAAGAAGTTTAATTATCAAATAAAATAAGGTATGAGTATCAGTGAGAAGGAAGTCTACGAAGATTTCCAACGATTTATTCGGCATGAGGCTATGCGTGCCAATATCTCCCAGATAGAAGTATTGACGATTATAGACAATATGACAACAAAGGAACTTTTACAATTTAAACTTTAATATCAATTTATATGTTTGGTATCAAGATTATCACAGCAAAACGATACAGGCATCTTGTCGGTATCGAGCAGAACTTTGAGCAGGAAAAGCAGAAATTGCTTAACCAGCTGGATCGCATCGAGAAAGACCTCGACTCTCTCCGTAAACAGCTTAGCGAAAAGATGATGGAAAACAACAAACTCTACAATCAAGTACGGGAGCTTGTATCTATCAAGCATTCCTTTCGCAAAAGCACAACAAAGTCAAGAAAGAAAGAACCCTAAAACTACAAGAGGTATGACGCCTATTGAAATTGCTTATTTCAAACACTTCATGTATGATAAGGGACTGGAGAAAAGCTTCCTGTTCTATTATCGCAGAAACCCCATCAAAGGCTCGCCAAAGGGCGATAAGTATGCTAATCCCGAATCTATCGAGCAGTTCTTCTTGCGTACTACGGTACAGGACGTTATCATGAAGGCTTTTACCTTCTATCCATCTGGCACCGCTGTTAAAGAGAACTCCACCTTTGACTATTGGAAGAATATTGATGATCAATGGCAGGACTATATGCACTCTATGGCATCTAATTTCTCAAACGATTCTTGGCCATTACTCCGCAAAACTTTTGCTATCCTACGCCAGAATTGGGATATTCCTGGTTATTGGCGAAAGGAAAATTTCGAGAGTACCGAGGAAGTTTATAAGCGTATGCATATTGACCTTCCTTTACCCGAAATACTATGGGAACACGGATATGTTCAACGCCAACGAGCAGATGCAGAATTGGTAAAATTCGACATTTCAGAGGCAAAGGATGGTGATGTTATCGTTCGCATAAAAAGAGCAGAAAGCGGCTTTATACGTCGTTGGATTATCCTATTTCGTGAGTTAGTCTCTTGTGAGGTGGAGGGCGCTCAGGTGCAACGGCTTATGGCTTATGCTTATTACAATTGTAGTAGTGGAAAAATGAAAATTGGCGGTGAAACACGTTCAAAGATTGTTGATCCGGAAGCCAAAAATGTTGCTTTCCGATTAGCTTTTGAAGGAGAACGCAAAACCCTGATGGATAAACTGGAAGAATCTGGCTTGAAATGGGACGATAGCGAAAAGGCACTTGTTCCATTAGTTGAAGAAAAAGAGCAACCGACTCTTATTGACTTTGCAGAAAAAGAAGAAGACCCGCTCTCAGACTTTGATTTCTTTGATGACATTCTTCCTGGCAACTACAGGCTTAAATCAAATGAAATTTCTATCAATTTCAACAAGGGTTATAAGATTACATTCAATCAGATAGATTCGAAGATTATCCGAGACTCTGGATTGAAATTTGTACGCCTTGCAAAAAGTAAGGATGGAGATATATGCCTTATCATCAATCGACAGAAAGGCGCAACCCTCACAAATCTATCTGGAAGAGCAGGCAACATGAATGCAACCATTAATTCTGTTGACATATGCGGAAAGCTCCGCACACTCTTTAATTTAAAGTCTGACTATTCGATTCTCAGAGTCGCAAAGTTACAGACAACAAAAGAATTCATTATTTATAAAGTAACAAAACAATGAACATTCGTATTATTCGTCTTGCAATGACGAACTTTAAATGCTTCCGCGAGAAAGAACTGAATCTCGACAATGACATTGTGACCATCTGTGGACGCAACGGTGCTGGAAAAACCACCATTGCAGATGCTATCCTATTCTGCCTCTTTGGTAAAAATACAGAAGGACAATCTGACCTGGAACTCTTCAAGACCCGTGAGAATGGTCAGACCATCCACAATCTAGATTGTTCAGTAGAATTGTGCCTATCTATTCTTCGTAAGACTGATGGCGGTTCCAATTTAAGTGCCGTAAATCTCAAACGCTCAATCAAAGAGGTATGGGTTAAGAAGCGTGGCTCTGAGGAATCAGTTTTTAAGAACAATACAGTAGAGTATTTTGTTAATGGTGAGTCTTATACCAAGGCTGACTATGAGAAGTATATCTCAACACTCGTTGATGAACGTGTGTTTCGTGCAATCACCAACCCTACATACTTCCCATCTTTAAAATGGCAGGACCAGCGTAATTTTCTTACGGCAATGGTAGGCCCTGTCGAACCGGAATGCTTTGCAGATACAGACGAACTTAAAGAACTTGTAGACTACTTCGACCTACACGACGAAGATACAGAGTCGTACATGAAGCATCTCAAATATCAAATCAAGCAGATAAAGGATAAACTTGAAAAGATACCTGTACGTTTGGAAGAACAGAATAAAGCTCTTCCAGAACAGCTTGATTGGGATGCGCTCAATATGGGACTCAATAAGGCTCAGTCAGAACTCAAAGAGGTAGACGAAAAGATTGCCGCTATCCTGCAGGGTGAAGGCGCAGACATTAAGCGCAATGGGTTGGCAGAACAAATCAAGAAACTTGAAGCCAATCGTAGTGTTATCTACGAAGACGCTGTGCTGCAGAATCTCAACGACTACAAGGACAAACAGAAGAAAGTATCTGATGCTACCCTGAAGTTCAATGAAGCCCTGAACAATCAGAAACTTATGCAGCAGACAATCGAGGCTGACCAGCGACTGATTGAGCGTTGTAAAGAGACTATTGCAGAGTGCGACAAGATTAGGGAAGACCTGATTGCCAAGTGGCCACGCGAGAAGTTTACCTACGATCCTGTTTCGACACCGTTCTGTCCTACATGCGGACAGCATCTTCCGGAAGAACAATTCCAGGCAAAGATTGAGCAGATGCGGACAGACTTTAACATAACCCTTGAAGCTGCCAAGAAATCCATCAATGCGCAAGGTCAGAAGAACAACGAGACAAAGGCCAAGGCAGAGGAAGAGCTGAAATCATACAAAGAAAAACTGGTGGCTGATACGGAGCAACTTGAAATCATCAAGACAGGTATCAATACCATCTTCGCTGATAAAGCAGACATCGAGAAGATTGTTGTCAAGACTGTCGACGAGCTTCTTGCAGAAAGTACAGAGTTTAACGAACTGTCAGCACAGATTGACCAGCTCAAAGAGCAGCAGTCTTCAATCACTTGCTCTGAGGATAATAACAACATGATTATTGACCTTAAAGCTAATCGTGCTATCATCTACCAAAACTTCTGTACACTCCAACAGCAACTTGCAACTCGTCAGCAGTACGACCGTATTCTTGCTCTCATTGATGGCATCAAGGAGGAAGAGAAAGAATTGATTAGGCAGCTTTCAGAACTGGAGCGTAAGGAAGATGTTGCCCGTCAGTATCAGTTCCGCCAGAACCAGTTACTTGAAGAGCGCATCAACCAACACTTCAAACTCGTTCAATGGAAACTCTTCAGGACCATTAACAATGGTGGCGATTCCTTTGAAGAACCATTCTGTGAGTGCTATGTGGATGGGGTAGGGTATCACTCCGGACTTAACCAGGCAGCGCGTCTCAATGCCGGACTCGACATCTGCGAAGCCCTTTGTAAGTTCTACAACGTCTCTGCGCCCATTGTCATTGACAACGCAGAAAGCAACCTCAACATCTATCAGACCACAGGCCAGCAGATCAGATTACAAGTATTCGATACAGATTTACAAATAGTATGAAAAATCAATTTCTAAAAGACATTGATAAGTGGGGATATGTTTTAAATCAAGCAGATATTGGTGACAGGATATCAATAAACGGCGTTTGGGTTATTGTTGAAGAAGATAAAGATGGTGGTTATTGTAATGAGTGCGCATTTAACGACAAAAAAGATGCTTGCCTTTTATCTGATGCAAATTGTGTAACCCCTTGCTCAATATTCAACAACAAACTTGGTAAAAGTTTAATTTTCAAATGGCTAAGTCCAATAAACAATTTTATAAAAGAAAACAAATAATTATGGAACAGAACAAAACAACAGCAGTAACACAAGTTACTAAAAAGCAGGAAGTAATCCTCGCTTTCAACAAGGTTGTCAATGGTGGCTACATTCAGAATCAGCTCTCAAATATCATGGGCAAGAACGCAGGTTCTTTCACATCATCCATGATTGAACTCTTCTCCCAGGACTCTAACCTGCAGGAGTGCGACCCAAAGGCAGTAGTCATGGAGGCTATGAAGGCAGCAGCACTTCACCTGCCCCTCTCCAAATCGCTTGGCCGTGCCTACGTCCTCCCGTTCAAGAACAAGGGTGTAGCCACCCCGACATTCGTAATCGGGTGGAAAGGACTGATTGACCTTGCAGTACGTACAGGCCAGTATGAGACTATCAATGCTGTCTGCATCTATAAAGGCGAAATGACCGGGCAGGACAAACTCTCTGGCTTCATCAGCCTTGACGGTATGCGTGAGTCTAACGAGGTGGTAGGCTACCTTGGCTATTTCAAGCTGACTACTGGCTTCAAGAAAATGGTCTTCATGACCGTCGAACAGATGGCACACTACGGCAAAACCTATGCCCCAACATTGAAGTTCAGCAAGGTAACAGAAGATGAACTTATCAAGAAGGCGCAAGAGCAGTCGGAACATGGCCCGCAGGCAGGTGCTATAGGTTGGTTCGGTGATTTCAATGCTATGGCGCTGAAGACAGTAGTCCGTAAGGTACTCTCTTGGGGCCCGATGTCTATTGAGTTGCAAAACGCTATTGCCAACGATGAAGACATTCAAGACGCAGAGGCCATCCGTGACGAAGAGAATTCCGAACCTCGTACAGTTATTAATGCAGAAGCGGTCATTCATCCGGTAGAAGAACAGGAACAAACACAGGAACCAGAAGATAAGCCCAATTTCTGATGTAATGTAATCTCACGTGCTGGGGTGGTGTTGGTTTACGTGAGGCCATCGCTGACGAGCGATAAAGGCACCATCCTTTTTTAATGACATGGGACACGAAGATGAAACAGAACAAGGAAATCAAGGTAGGTGATAGGATATGGCTTAACTGCCCATGTCTTAACCAAGACTCTTACTATACTGTTAAGAGTGTTAAGAAAGAAAAGACGTGTGTGTCGGTTGTAGTTACTTATAAAGATTATAAAGGTAAGGAACGCGAGATAAATATGTATGGACATTCGTCTAGCTGCATCTTATCTGGATATGACAGAGGGTATAGAAACTATGAAATATCTTATACCTGTGAGTATGAAATTATAAAAAGTCAAACCGTTAAATACGACAGCAATCAGAAGTACATTGATGCAGGGCGTGCTCTGTTGAATGTAGCGAAATATTTTTAATAGAATCATGGCAAGCAAATACGTAGAGCTGAAATGCGGACGATGCCTAAACCGTCGTGCATTTCTTTCAAGCAAACAGGGCAAGTTCTGTACTGAAATGCAAAAGTCAGACGAAGAAACCTGCCCTAAGTTCAAACTAGATAAAAATAGCACTGGTTATGAAGCTTAATGTTGTTAATTCCAATTCCTCCGGCAACTCATACGCTCTTGATACTGGCGAAGAGATATTGCTGATAGAAGCAGGGTGCAAGATGGCAGATGTAAAGAAAGCCATTGATTACCGTCTAGCAGATGTTGTTGGCTGTATAGTCACCCATTGTCACGGAGACCATGCCAAGTATGCCACCGAATACGCTAAGTTTGGTGTGCAGGTATACGGCCCAGAAGATATAGCAAAAAAGAAGGACTTTCCATTTGGCAAGTTCACGTCACTTACTGAGTCCATCACTAAGAAGATAGGCACATTTTCTGTTACTCCATTTGTCAATCATCATGACGTACCCATCTTTGGCTACCTCATTTATCACAAAGACCTAGGAGTAATGTTGTTCTCCACTGATAGCTATAAGATTGACATGGCTCTGACTGGTATCAACCACTTCCTTATCGAAGCCAACTACTCCGACGATATCATCAAGGAGAATTTCAAAAACGGAAAACTTGACAAACATCAGATTGACCGTATCATGCTTTCGCATATGTCACTTGACTACTGCATCAAGTATCTCCGTGATTGCAGTGCCGACAGAACAGCAAAGACTATCACGCTTTGCCACTTGTCAGAACGTAACTCAGACCCGAAAATCTTTCATGATGCAGTTGCTGGTGCCTTTGCAGTACCTACATTCATAGCACAAAAAGGATTAGTTGTTGAACTAAACAAATAGCTTATGGCACGTTTCAGACCAAATGACCCTCGCGAATACCTTGTTTGTTTGGAGCTTATTAACAGAGCAAGAGAGTACAATAAGGAGGTGGAACTAAAATACTATCATCCAAAACGTTCCAACAAACAGAACGCTTACTTATATTTCTGCTTGCAATGGTTCGCTCACGAATACAACTGCACAGTAGTTGAGGCAAAAGAGGTGTTCTTAAAACGTATTGCGGCACCACACATCTTTGAACGTGAGTTGCAGGTTGGAAACGATACGATAAAATACTATCGCTCTACTTCTGACCTCGATACCGTAGAAATGATGTCTGCCATTGAAAACTTCCGCTCATACGCAGACATGAATGGTCACCCAATACCAGATGCTAACGATGATGAGTCAATAAGATATTGTGAACGTGAAATAGAAAAAACGCAAAGCTATGGAACGTGAGGATATTGAACGTCTTAAATCACAGATGGCTCCAGTACTTGAAGCAGGTCGTAGAAGTTTTGGCAAAGAAGCGTATGATAATCATATCAAAGACATATTACGATACTTTGATTATGATGTAAACGACCCAATCGTTAAAGAAATATTTGACATATAAATAAGTTATAACAATGGAACTAACAGGAAAATGTATAGCAGTACTCCCAATGCGTTCTGGAGTATCGCAGAAAAACGGCAACCCTTGGGCTTCACAAGAATACGTTATCGAAGTGCCAGGACAGTACCCAAAGCGAATGGTCTTTAACGTCTTTGGTGAAGACCGCATCAAACAGTTTAATATTCAGTTGGGCTACACCTACAAGGTGGAGTTTGATATTGATGCCAACGAGTATCAGGGCAAGTGGTATAACAAAATCAATGCCTGGAACGTCACCTGTGCCGACATCGTTCAGCCCGCACCCGCTCAGCCAGTTGCTGCACCACAGCAATCTGTCTCACCCTTCCCACCAGAGCAACCAGCACCAAGCGATAACGACGATCTTCCATTCTAAATATAAAAGACTATGGATAAAGAAGATTTTAAAATAGTAAATAATGCGGCCGGTAACCTAGACATTATAAGTAGGGCTATTTCTACACTACAAAATTCTAATGAGCTATACTTTATCACAGATTACAGCATCATGAATCGCTTCGACACTAGAGACGCAATAAAAATTCCACAATGCTTAATCGACGAATTTAAGGATAGGCTCATTGCTTACTATGCGGAAAGATATAATGTTATTGTTGAGGACTTAAAGAAAGTGACGTTATGAATCAAGAGCAAATAAACCAAGCCTTTGAAGGCAGATGGCGAATCAAGGGCAAGTATATTGAGGATGGTATAATCCTCTTCAATAGTAAGGAAGGTGTTGCAGAAGCCATCAAAGGCCTCTGCCGTGACTTTTTCACTGCCGGTATTATGATTGGCGACAAAAGCTGCATTTCCAATCCGCTAGACACCATCGTAATTGTAGACACCGACAAGTTAGTAAATGTCTTATCAGATGCAGAAGCCCTAAAGATGCAGCATGACATACTGAACAACCACGATACCCACAACAATCAGAAGACTTCCTTTGATATGTGGTGGGATATGTACGACCTCAAATGTAATCGAGGCGGATGCGAAAAGAAGTGGAACAAAATGACTGCAGCAGAGAAGTATGCTTGTGTAGCCGCCACTCCTGCATATGTAGCATCCACTCCAGAGAAACAATATCGTAAGCGTCCTCTTACTTTCTTAAATCAAAAAGCTTGGCAAGATGAAATCATTATCCGAAACAATCCCGACAGTCAACGGCAGCAACGCCTTACAGCCTCAGCAGAACTTGTCGCCCGATATGCAGCAGAAGGCAATAGTCCTCAAAGCGAAGTACCCGAAGCTGACTGACCTCTGTGTGGCTTACCATCCAGATAAGGCTACACAGTTCTCGCACTATCCTACCCGCTGCATCACTGGCGAGTCACCTACGCTGATAGATGTCAATCTGACATACTACAATACGTCTTCTATCGTATGGCTCATAGCCCAGCTTACCAGCCTACAGGAACAGCTCAACGTTCCAAACAAAATGACCGTCTATCAGATTGATGCCTGCGCACAAATCATTACTGAACGGTACGGCTATCTCAAACTCTCTGAAATCATGCTGTTCTTTGCTCGTCTCAAAGGTGGACTATATAACGTTGACTGGCATGGGTATATCACACCGGACAAGTTGGTTACTGCGCTCCGCGAACACTTCATACCCTATCGTAACGACCTACTCCACAAGATAGAGAAAGACCGCAAGGAAAGAGAGCAAAAGAAGCAAAGAAACGCTCACGATGTTATGACCCATCAAGAATGGATAGAAATAAAGATTATCACTGCCATGTACAACTCTGACTACATGGTAACACAAAACGACTTTGAATTGCTAGCATTATGACCGAAGAACAGTTTACCACACAAAGCGCCAAGCTCGTCAACGAGTTCTGGTTTTTAAAATCAAAACGCCTATTCCTTTCTGCCAAGGCTCGCATCCGCAAGATCGCTGACCTCGACTATCAGCACAAAGGCATAGACCGCGAAGTTACAAAACAGAAGTTCAACTACGACAAAATTAAGACAGAGTAGCTATGCAAAAACCATTATTACTAGACATTATTCTTCCTAACGACAAGTTTCTTTGTCAGTTGGCTTATCGAGGTAGGCCAAAGATGATGATAAAAAAGTGATAGAGGCAAGATGCCTGTCTATGATGCAGAGGACTTGAAAGATTTTGTTCTAAAGAAGCGTCCTACGCTAAAACATGTTGATTTCAGAATCGAACTAACAGACAGAAGACTATGAAAAAAATTATCCTATTAGCACTTACAGCCTTGATGATGGTGGGGTGCAATTATACACCAACAGACCACACTACAAGCGATGGAAAACAAGTTGTGCTTATTGATTCATGTGAGTATATAAAATATTCAAATGGAACTGGAGCACACTATTCTCACAAAGGCAACTGTCGTTTCTGCAAAGAACGCAGACAAAAGGAACAGGAAGAGTTGGTAATTAAGTTAAAGAAGAAATAACTATGGCTACAAAAGAAGAAATATTAAGTACATTTGATAGCGAAGAAGGTGCTTGGTGGGCTTACAAAGATGGCATACAAACAGGTTATAACGAAGCATTTAATTCTTTAAGGAATCAGGCAGCAATAGCAGCTATGCAAGGAGTAATGAACTTTTTCGGCTCTATTGACTACAACAAGGAGACTATTGCTAAGTTGGCTGTTGAGCAGGCGGATGCGTTAATTGAAGCACTTAAAAAGAAATAACTATGGCAATAATAAGTGAAGACTATTGTGATTTTGAAACAGCAAAATTATTGAAGGAAAAAGGTTTTAACCAAAACTGTGCTACTTATTATCTTGATGGGCAGGTTTGGCGTCATTATCATGGTGAAGTAATCCCTAAAGGTAAGCAAATATATGCTGCCCCTACTCAATCTACGGCAATGAAGTGGTTGAGAGAAGTGCATGGATTACATATATCACTTGAACCATGTTATGACTATGACTCAATGCATGTTATTTTTCTTGCTTTTATACAGAATGTAGCAGATGTGCATGAGTTTATGGATGGTAGAAAGAATGTAGCCTCTCATCCTAATACTGAAAAATGTTGTGAGTTAGCAATAAAGTATTGTCTTGAAAATTTAATTTGAATAACTATGGCAACAATTAAATCATACACAGACATCTCTCAGAGCAAGACTTTGAGTAAGATACTGCCACTTGAAAGTGCGGATATGTACTATGACATTACCGCATCAGATATTGACGGAGAAAAAGCCGTCGCAGAAGTATTGCATAGAAAACTTACAAAAAATGACTGTGAGGTGGTCGACCCATGCTGGTCGCTTGCAAGTTTGCTTGAACAGCTACCCTATGAGTTGTGTGATGATGACGGTAATTCTGTCTACTTAGAAATTAATAAAGAAGACGATTTATACCAACTTGTATATACAGACCCTTACGGTGATTTTAAAAGTATAGAAACCGATAGGTATGAGCATTTTGTTGATGCTTGCTACGAACTTATACTAAAGTTACATGAACTTAAACTTTTGTGATTATAGACTACGATGAAAGATATTATTCGTAAACTTGGTGAGTACATAAATAACCACACCTGTAAACCTTTAGAGAATATATACTATTTCTTATGTTGGATTTATTATAGATAATTTATGGACTACGAAAAAGAATACAAGGATGCTCTTAAAAGAGCAAAAGAATTTATGAGTGTAAGAGGTGTATCGCCTTATGAAGATGCCCTTGAATGTGCTAAAGAGCTATCTGAAACTATCTTCCCTCAGCTTGCTGAAAGCGAGGACGAGAAAGTAAGGAAAGCTCTCATTGAAATGGTGCATGACACTACTGGTGATAGTCTTTGGATAGATTATAATGTTCACAAAGAAGATGCTCTTGCTTGGCTTGAAAAGCAAGGTGAGCAGAATAATGACAAAATAGTAGAAAAAGCAAAAACTGAGAAACAAAGAGTTTTGCTTACAGAAACAGACGGTAGTGCTAATATAGATTGGGATTGTCGTAGTCTTGATGATGTAAAAACTTTGCTGAAATGTGGATTAGAGTTCATTCGCACTATCGAAATCAACAAACAGATACTAGCCGACAACAGATTTGGTGGGTGCTCTATTCGTGTCCCCACAAGGTATGACAAAGGCATAAAGCAAGTTAAGCAGATACCTGCTGATAAGGTTGAACCAAAGTTTAAGGAAGGAAATTGGTATCAATGTACTAAAGACTTCTTTGGTAAAGGTGTTACTTTTGACAAGAATACTGCATATTATTGCGCAAAAGAAGGGTGTTTACAAAATGAATATGGATGTCACATAGCAATCGTTAAAGATTTGTATGATAATTTCAAATTGTGGACTATCCAAGATGCAAAGGATGGCGATGTGCTTGCTACGGAAGGGTTTGTGTTTATATTTAAAGAAATCAGAGAGGACAAAGGTGTTGGTTATTTCTGTGCAAATGAAAACGCGCTGCATGAAGGTGATGATAACACATTTCATATTGCTAACCCAAACTCTCTTATGGGTAGTATTAATAATGATTTCACACATTATACACCAGCAACCAAAGAACAGCGTGATACTCTTGAAAAGGCTATAACTAATGCTGGTTACAGATGGGATAAAGAAAAACTTAAATTGGAAAAAGTATGAAAGAAGTATTTTTGCCACAAACAGATATAGGCAGGTGGATGGATATAGCCGACTTTCCGAATGAAATATGGAAAGATGTTATTGGTTTTGAAGATGCTTTTCAAGTAAGTAATCTTGGCAGAATCAAGCGTAAGGCTTTTAACTTCAATATTTTCAATGGCGTAAACTCGTTTAGAAAGGCTCACATAGTAAAACCGCAATTAAGGGTTGGTGGTTATTATCATGTATCATTATCATATAAAGGTAAAGTATATACGAAACTTGTTCACAGGCTTGTAGCAATAGCATTTATACCTAATCCTTACAACCTGCCACAAGTTAATCATAAAGATGAAAATCCGTCAAATAATTGTATAGATAATTTGGAGTGGTGCAACCAAAAGTATAATAGTAACTATGGCACAAATGGGCAACGCATTTCTTCCAAACTAACAAATGGCATAAGAAGTAAGGTCGTAGAGCAGTATGGTAGAAAAGGAAATTTTATAAAAGAGTTTCCGTCTGTTGCAGAAGTGTCAAGGCTCTTAGGATTTCTAACAAGCAGTATTGCACGGTGCTGCAACGGTAGCAAAAAGTATTCTATAATTGGTGGGTATCAGTGGAAATATAAAGATAGTAACAAGCAAATATTAAATTTGCCAACAATAAACAAATATTCACAAGACGGTACTTTAATATGTTCATACAATAGTGTAACTGAAGCATCAGAAGATACAGGTGTACATCATTCAAGTATTTGTCAATGTTTTACAGGAAAGAAAAAATCAGCAGGAGGATTTATATGGAAGAAAGAATTATAAAAGAAATTAACGTTTTACTTACTCAGCTATTCTCAAAGATGAAAGAATCGGGATATGAGTGGGATGCAGAAAAGAAAGAGTTGAAGAAGATTGAGCAGAAGCCTGTACCTAAGTTTAAGGTTGGTGACACTATCCGTTTGAAAAAATCCAATGCCGAATACATTATAGAAAGTATTTCTGACAGTCGTTATTATGGTAAAGGTTTTTCTATTCCTATCGTCGGCGGTAACAGAGATTACGAACTTGTAGAGCAGAAGCCTGCTTGGAGTGAAGAGGATAGAGAAATGAGAATGAAAGTTCTCAAATATCTATCTACCCGTTGCAGTGTTAATGAATATGAGGAAGCCGAAAACTGGCTCAAATCTCTCAAAGAAAGAGTGCAGCCACTACCAAAGCAAGAGTGGAGTGAAGAGGATGAAAGAAAAATGAATTGGATTATAGCCATATTACAAAACAGCACAATGCGTGATGCAAACATGAGAGACGCAAACGAAGGTGCTGAGAACTGGCTCAAATCCCTCAGACCTCAGAACACTTGGAAGCCGAGTGACCGAGAACTTGGTGCAATACTTACGGCGATAGGTGATGAAAGACAAAAAAGCAGTGATGTGGCAAAAGACCTGCTAAATATTTATCAACAATTAAAGAAACTAAGTGAGGAATAGGTTATGAACATTTTTAGAATATCAAGTCAACATCGTATAAACATGAAATATTGGACTTTTTGCGGTGACGATTATGGTTATGGTCTTTTAAAGGAAAGAAAGCCAAGGGAAGTAGCGATAAGTATTATTGCTCAAGTCTTTAATGGACAAGATATAGATAATTTTCAATTTGCCTACAAACCACATTATTATAGAGGACAAAACAACTTGCAAGACAGAATTGAAGTGTATTGTAGAAAAATAAAGTTATGAAAGCAAACGAAGCGCCAGAGAAGATTTATCTCTTTGAAAATTCTATAAATAATATACTTAGCTATAGGGGAGTATCATTATCTAAAAGGAGTGACGAGAATGATATTGAATATATCCGCACTAATGCCTTTATCGAAAAGGCACTGAAATGGTACTGTCTTGACTGCGAGTGCAACGATAATTGCAACGCTCTACATAATTGCTTTTTCAAGAGTGAGTTTAAGCGTTATTTAGAGGGCGCAGAAAATGCGCTCCCACCAAAATTCAAGAATGCATTAAATCCTGATGGCAGCACCTCAGATAACTACAGATACAGACACTTTATTGGTGTAATGAAAGACAAGTTTATCGAGAAGGCTTGTGCTTGGATAAAGTATAACAATAATAATGGTGGTTGCCTTTTTGACGGTTGGGAAGATGATTTCAAAAACTATATGAAAGGAGAGTAAGGTATGAAAGTAGGACGTGATTATGCGTGGTGGGTAAATTACTCGTTTACTTACGAATGGCTTGAAGAAGAGAGTGGCGAATGGGTTTCAGACAGAGATTTTGAAGCAGAGCGTTTTTACTGCAACAAAAGGAATATAAAGAAAGAAGCAGAGAAAAAAGCGGTTCAATCAATGAATGGCTTAAAATATCGCAATCTCGAAGTGACTATCAACGATTGTTATAAAACTACAACAGAAGAAATTTAAGTTATGGTACAGTTAATAGACAAAGACGCTTTAGTAGCGGAGATAGAGAGGCTGAAAGCGGATGCCTTACAAAAGAAAAGTCAATGCAAAAGAAGCGGTTTAGAAAGGATGGTGCACAAAATAAGTGCTTACAATAAAATGCTTGCATTCATTTCCACCCTTGAAGTGAAAGAGGTGGACTTAGACTTCCAAAGGTTTGCAAAAGAAATGGATGCAATTTTCGCATTGCCATCTTCGGAAACAAAGAATACAGAAGAAGAACCGCTAAATTGGGAATATTCTATTGCTAAACATTTTTATTCACTTGGATTAGCACAGAAAGGAGAAAAGGTATGACAGACAAAGAACACAGAACTTACTATGTCTATAAGCACACGTTGCCTGATGGAAGATGCTATATTGGTGCTACTTATCGTGGTATTGATAGGTGGGGCAAAAACGGTAATGGCTATAGATTAGACAAAGTGTTTTATCCATTAATTAAACAATTTGGATGGAATAACATAATACATGAAATTCTATATTCAAATCTTACCCAAAAAGAAGCAAGAGAAAAAGAAAAAGCTCTTATAATAGAGGCACAAGAAAAAGGGATAGCTATAAATAAACAAAGAGGTGGTTATGATATTCTTAATAAAGAACTTCTTGTACAGATTGCTGGATTACGTAAATTTGGCTTGTCTTTTAGAGAGATTGGAGAACTTTATCAAATAGAAACATCCACCGCCTCTTTTGCTCTGTATAATAAAACTTATTTAAAGTATTATAGTGAAGAAGAGTTCTTTGATAAAGTAACATCGTTTGTTGAACAAAACCGAGGTAAGTATCATCGAGAAGATGGGAAGACTTTTAATACCAACGGAGTGCCGTCAAGAATAATTATTCAGAAAAACAAATCAGGTATTATTGTTGGAGAGTATGAGTCTATTACTGCGGCTGCACAAGCAAATGGAGTCTTACATACATCTATAGTAAATAATTTAAAAGGTCGTTCTAAATATTGTGGAGGGTATAAGTATGAGTACAAGTAAAGTTGAAAAAATCAGAGCCGAGATTAAAAGGAGATACAAGGAATGTAAAGGTGCGACTCCAGCAACGGAGTATCAAGAGCTACTAGCCTTCATCGACTCTATGCAAGAAGAGCCTATAAGCGAAAAGAAGTGCATATTCACCAAGGATAGCTATACTGATGAAGATAGGAAGGTTATTTGCAAGGACTGTAAAGAGAAGTGTGAGTACAGCAAGAAAGAAGAGCCTGTAAGCGAGGATTTGCCACACATACGCCATAGAGATACACTTGATGAGTTCGCTTATCAGTGTGCCTATGATTTGTCTAATGATTGGGCGAAAGAAACCCCTACATGGAATGATGTAGAAATGGCATGTAAGTTGGGTGCTAACTGGCAGAAAGAACATCTTTGGAAACCTGCCGATGGTGATGACCTGCCAGAGTATGACAGAGAGGTTATAGCACTACTTGACAATGGTAAGGTGGTGTTTGCGCATAGACCAGACCCTAAAGGATGGGATGCAAAGAGTATCATCACCGAGAAAGTTGAACACTATACACCAGAGACCTATGATAAAGGCGGTTGGAATATTCCAGATGTTAAATATTGGCTCGATGTTGAGCTTCCAAAAGAAATAGAACTATGAAAGCAAATGAACTGACTGGAAAGATTCTGTTGTCTAACGGCTTTAATGTTACTGAGAATGATGTATATGAGTGTTTCTTACAAGCGGTAGAACCTCTTGATACTGGTGATACGGAAGTCTATTACAGACGACTATACATGTACTACAACTATCTGGAATGGCGATGGTCTGTGTGGTATCTTGGTGGGGAGGGTAAGCGTCATTTAGGCTACTGTCAGACTGTGGAACAACTGAATAAACTTCTTGAGAAGAACAATATTGATAAACAAATAGAACTATGAGTAAGGCGGAAGAATTTATAAAAGCAAAAACAAGGATTGGTAGCAATACAACTAAAGGGTGGCGTAGAAATGGTGTATCTATCCCTTTGTATAGTTTACCTTGGCTCACTCCCGACGAAGCAAGAAAGGCTGTGGAGATTGCGAGGGAAGATGTTATCGAAAAAGTCTGTGAGTTTCTTGAAAATGACCTTTGTTGCTACATAAAGGCACAGGATTTCGCTATAGAACATCAGAGATTAGAAAACGACTTAAAGCAAGCAATGAAAGATGAAACGTAGAATCTATAAAAAATGGCTTAAAAATCCTCTCAACAAAAGGTTGATATGGAAGTTTTGCAAGCCGTTCCCAAAGATACCGCCTGTCGCTTTCGTCGAAAAGCACGACCCTGCATGGGTCTTTGAGCAGCTTTCAAAACATACTGATATGCTGATGCAGCGGGAAATGGATAGGCTATGTATTCCTAAAGAACTACTACGACCTATCAATATAGGTGCAAGCGGCAATATAATAGCATTTTATGGAGCACCGCTGATAGAGAATCCAAATAGAGTATATATGATAAACATTACTGATGATAAAGAACCAAATAAAGATGAGTAAGGCAGAAGATAGAGCATTAGAAAAATATCCCAAAGAAACAAGGGATATTGGCGGAATTGTCATTGATATTGGGCATCCGCAATATATGCGTGACTTATATATCGAAGGCTACCACCAAGCAGAGAAAGACCTTGAACTAACTTGGAATGATATTGCCGACATATTAGATGTCACAGATGTTATTGCTAATGACGATTCTATGGAGGAACGCTTAAAAACTATGTCGGAAGAAGAGTTTTACAAGGAAGTGTTGAATAGGTTTAAAAAGGGGAAGGGTTAACGCTCTTCCCCTTTTTTGTTATGGCACCTTGGACAAACAACTAATGCTACAGCAGGAAACATACATCTTGATATCTCTCCTTGAAGATAAGCTGCTTCCTCGCTTTTTGGAGATACGCCATAGTAACTACTAATATGCTCAACAGCGTGTTTGATCTCGTGCATGATGGTATCAAACATTTCGTCTGCAGATGTAGTCTCGCTGGCGAATAATAAGGTGAATTGCCCTTCTGGAGAGGTAAACGCATAGCCGTTATTCTTCCTCGAAAGCACCATGCAGGCATGCCGTGCTTCATCATCAGGACAACCGCTTGCCATCAGCGCATGATACACGTCACCAAGATTCTTCTCCTTGATGTCGAAGTTGGCCATTATCCACCAATCCCTATCACCTATCCAAAATCCCGTCTGTATCATAGCATTCTCTCCCACATGATAGGTATTTCCTTCACGTCGCACTTTGCCCTAAAGCAAGCAAACACCATTTCTGGCTCTCCGTCAGGATCGCATAGTGTGTCTTTTACGTACAATGCTACATGAGCCTTGTCTGCCAACGAACTACCCAAGTAATCGGCCTTAGCCATGTTTGCCAAGTACCAGGCATCGTAGATACACTTTTCGCCTATCTTATTGCGGAAAGGCGCAATCATAGCCTCTACCTCTTCTATGGTGTATGGCGTGATACCTTTTGGCTTGCCTGTTTCTTCATCCTTGCGCTCCATCATGGATATAGCCCACTCTGCCATCTTCTTTGAGAAATGGCCTTTGTAGTGCTCCATATACTGAGCCTCTTCCTCTGTAATGATATATCTTACTTCCATACTACTGTTCCCTTTAATTTTTTAAAGGGCAGATATGTTACTACCTGCCCTCTCTTTGATTATCGTCCATAGCGGGAATGAGAAGAACCCATCCGCATACCGAACTCACTACCTTGCGACTGTTCCTGAGCATCTTCAAAGCCGTGCTTGTAACCCTCGCAGTAACCTTCCTCGTACTCGTCTTTCTTATAGTTACCACGATACTCACCTGCACCGGGACTGCCACCCATTCTGCGGAAACCGTGCTGCATCATCTTCTCGCGCATCTTGTCACGCATTTCGTCGCTACCGCTTTTGCTGTCTACAATAATATAACTCATAGCTTTGTTCCTTTCTTTTCTTTAAATGGATTTATGGAGTCTTGGGGGCAATCTTCTGCACCAATGCGTAGATGTCGGATAGCATCTTCTCCTGCTTGTCGGCACGCTCCTGCAAGTCCAGGATAGTCCTTGCCTGCTGCTTATTCTCAGCGTATTGAGGATTCAGGGCTTCCATCATCTTCTCACTCTCGCTGATCACCGACTTGTGGTACGGTATCTGCTCCAGAGCCTTTTTCGAGGTCTGCAGCATGGCATCTACGGCCTGCAGCATAGCCTCTCGGCTTCCGCTGAATGTAACGTTACCTCTTTGCGCTATCTCTACGTTGATTGGAATCTCGCTAAAGGTTTCATCCTTGCCGTTGATGGTAGCTATCACGTCGATAACTTGCTGTACCTGCATACCTTGCATGATGTTCGGAGTCTGCGTAGGGAACTTGGCCCTCGCCTGACTCTTCTGTTTCACTACACCGACTTCTAGTATCGGCTTCTCTCCTTGCCGGAGAATATAGAACGGACTGCCGTTCCCAAGACTATTAAAATCCATAATTGTTTACTTTTAATTGATTATTTACGCTGTTGCTTCCACTGCCTTTGATGTCAACTGCAAAATACCGTTGAATCTATCGTTGAATACCGTGATAACACCTGTACCGCCAATCAGATTGGCTACTGTTACGGGTGTTCCGTCAAGCAGAGTGAGGTTCCTTGTTGTGCCGTTCAGCGTCAGCGTCACGGGCAGTGTGCCAGTGGTTCCTGCGGGGATGGCAGTCGCAAGGCGAATCGTCAGATAGCCTACGGGCTGAATCCTGCGGAAACCAAGGGCAAGGTCTACACTCTCTGTTCCAACGGTAACATTTGTGACACTCAGGTACGGAATACCGCCTGCGTTGGTCGTAATATTCATGTTGTTTACCATATCCTTATCCTCCTACAACATTAAAATACGATACCATTGCCAAAGCCGTTACCATAGTAGCTGCCTGCATACGGAGTGTTGTTTACTGCCGTAAGATTAGGCCACTGCACGGGTACGGTGTTAGGCTGCTTGTCAGCAATCTCGGTCACCTTAGCTGCAAGTGGAGCAATTAGTGAGTTCACGTAGCCAGTGATCTGTGCTGTCTGCTGTGCGTTGTCAATCTGTCCGCGAAGCTGAGTGATGGTGTCGGCCTGTGAGTCAATCTTTGCCTGCATCTCACGCTCCTTCAAGGCACAGAACTGGTCGTTCATGGCTACGGTCTGAGCATTGATAGCATTCAGCAAGTTGTTGGCGTTGCGGTCTGCCTGACTGCCAAGCTGGTTGGTCTGGTTCAGAGTAGCAATCTGAGCCTGATAACCCTGCTCTGTTACGAGCAACTTGTTTTCGCAGCAACACTGCTGGAATCTAGCTGCAAGGTCACAGTTGCCTGCCTGGATAGAGTTGATAACCTGGAGTGTGCTCATGCCCTGCTGTGCAGCAAGTGTAGCAAGCGAGCTCTGAACATTCTGAACTGCTGAATTTACAGTAGCATAGTCCTGACCAAGCATGGTTGCAAGGTTCTGGATAGCACTGCGGCTTGCCTCGCCGTTAGCGTTGATAGCGTTCATTATCAACTCACGGCCTGAATCGTTGTTCAACTGGTTGCTGATAAAGCCTGCACCTGCGCCATTACCGAAACCGCCGCCAAAGCCGCCGTTGTTCCATCCGAAGATGGAAGCGATGATAGCCAGTCCGAACAGGTCAACGATACCGTTCATGCCGTTGCCGAAGCCGAAGCCTCCGTTACCCATGCCGCCAATGGGGATGGTGAATTGTGGCGTATTGCCCGAATTTTCGGGAATCTGATAAATATCTGCCATAGTTTTGTTTCTTTTTTTGATTTTGTAAAATTGTTAAAAGCTCTCGTTGTGTCGTTGCGCATTGACATCACAAAAATAATCATTGTTCTGCATGTCGCTATGCTATAGCGGCCACATACAGCATTCACTTTTAGAAGCCATTTAACAATCTTTGCCAAGCCTTCTTATTGCTCTTTCAATAGAGGCTTTGCTTGTGTGATATTCTTCGGCCAACATCTGTATCACTGCCCTGTATTTGATACCGCTTTTTCGCATATTCAAATACTCGTGATACATCTTCACAAACTTGTAATCATCCCGCTTGACGTCGTTTTCTGACATCAGTTTTAACAATTCACCACCGATTTTCAGCAATTCTACGACTTTCATACGTGCAAAAATTTTGTTACATCAAATATTTTTATTAACTTTGCACCCAGAACCACCGACATAAACATATAAGTCTACTCGTAGCAGTAAGGGTATCATCCCCCGACGTGCCGCGAGTAGGCTTAGTTTGTAGAAAGTTGGTGGTTCTTCTTTTTATGAAAGTCGGGGGATTTTTTATTTCCCCCGTCTCTTTATGTTTGCCCTACGGCATAACCTTTCGTATTAGCAAACTGTATCATTGTTGGCTCTTCTGTCAGGTATATCCTTACGTACCTGTACTTTGTCGAGCCATATATCCTTATTCTGAATTCTGGGCCTGCCCAAGGGGTAACACGAGCCTTTGGCCAAGGGCCTTCTGCGCTTTCCGCTTTTCTGATAACCATCCTGCCTTTGTCAGGAAGGGTAACTTCGAGATATGTATCACCTGTTAGGCACCATATTTCAGATACCCAAGCGTTTTCTTCCTCGCTCCAAGCTCCGTTGATGGTTGTTATCTCTCCGTTTCTCATTGCTTAACTGTTACTTTAAGGTTCTGCATGGCTATCTCTAGCATCTTTTCGCTTCTTGCATCGCCGTATGCTGATAGCAGAAGAAAAGCGAGATAATAGATAAACGATGTCTTGACTCTTGGGGGCAGGGGATAGTGCCTTTCCGTTACTGCAGGTTCGCCACTTGTAACGTCAAAGGCATGCTCTTCTGGGTCAACGTTGGCAACGTAAGTATATTCTGCTGACGTGCCGGTGGGCCACACTTCTATTTCACGTGTAGCCTTTTCAATCAGAACAGCCTGCGGACGGTCTGCTGTAGCGGTAGCACCATTTACATCATAAAGCTGCAAGTACTCGTCAGAGTCCTCTGCCAACAACACCTTAACGGCTCTGTGCCAACCAGTTACCCTTACTCTTGCTAATTTTACGAAATCAGCAGGCATAGTTAGCTTTCCGGCATTTGTTCCTGTTATCTCGGTAGGAACAAGTGTACCAGATTGTGGCATATCGACGAGTATTCCTGTGTTAACGAGTACTGTATGCCCTTCTTCTTCCGTTGTCTCATCAGAACCTCCCAAAAGGTCTGTTGGGGCATACAGACTAATCCATCTTATGGCATCGCCTATCTTGGACTTGATGATGTTGTTCATCAAACCTTCGTCGTCTGCCCCAAAGTCATACGCAGATACATCGGCGATACCAGCTACATTCAAAGCTTCTTCGTCGATGCACCAGCGTACAGCCTTTATGATGTCGTTAATTGTCATTACTCAGTCTTTTTCGTGTAACGGCTATCACCCCACTGCTCAATATCACCACCTTCACCAATACCGGCAGTGATAGCGGCACTAATTGCACTTGTGATAGCACCCTCTGTACCAAGGGCGGCAGTAATACGTGCATCAATAACTGAGGCAAGCTTTGTATTACCATCGTCTACCTGACTCAAAAGGTTCAATACTTCCTTTACTGACTCAATCTTGTCGTTTTCTACGACTGTATTCAGCAGGGCGTCATTGGCCTGCTCGTGTTTCTTGTCTGAAAACTTTCCCATAATCGTAATTATTTGTCGTTGTTCTTCTCTTTCAGATTGGGGAACTCAACACCCTTCTGAATAGCAATCTTAACAGCCTGCTTGCCACTCTTTACCACGATTCCCCAAGTGTTGAAAACATACTCGATGGCCTGTTCTGGAGAAGTAACCTCTTCAACCTGTTTATTCCGAGGTGCCTTGTTTGCTTTTTCCGTGGGATTATCCTCAATAGTACGCTCCAATACGATAACGCCCCTCTTGAAAAGGTCGCTATCTTCCAGCAAGTCCTGATAGAACTCGTTGCGAAGCATGCAGCGGGCTGGCATATTTGGCATAAACTGATTACCATCCTTAAAGGTGTACGTCACCTGCATCTTACCGTCATTTGCGGAAAGATTGAAGATGGCGCTGTTCTTCTTCTGATTAAGTTTGTATATCTTTGTTGCCATAATAATAATGGATTAAAAAAGAAGATAGACCGTACCCTGTTGCACGGTCTATCGCGTTTTTTTTGTTTAGACTGCACTGGTGTAGCCGGTGTACTCAACCCAAGCATTGGTAGAGTACTGCCATACTGTACCTGCCTTGTAGGTTACGTCGGGATCGTCGCCAGAGCCTTCGATGGTGTAGTCCTGTGTCAGAGCAACAATTGTTCCGTCAGCAGGATTGCTTGGAAGCTTGGCAGCAGAAACAACTGCGGTACGTGAAGCGGTGTCAGGCAGAGAGAAGATGATGTCGCTAGGACCTACGATGATGGAGTTGTAGCCGCGCAATGCGATACAGTCTGCCTCGTAGTGAATCTCGCGTTTTGCATCACGGATCTCGCCAGCGCCCTTAGACATGTCGTTGGTGAACTCCTTCTCGCCAATCTTCACATAGCGGGTAGCACCCTCCAGGTCAAGAACTACGCAAACCTCGTCCATACCGATAGCGTCGAGACCCTGGTCCCAAGTGAAGTCGGTTGTGCCGAAGGTAGTCTTGAGGCGCTTGAAGTCGATATCCAGCTCCTTAACGTCCTCCATCTTGATAATGCGCTTGTTGTCGCCCATGTCGAGGTTCAACAACCACTGCATGAAGGTAGAACCGCAGAAAGCGTAAGAGTGAGAACTCTGTGAGAAGGTGGTGTGCTGCAGCTTAGAGATGGCAATCAAATCGCCAACGGTGATATGGCCACGGTCAATGCTGAACGAGTTGGTTACCTGCCACAGAATACCCTTAGAACCGTAGGCATCCTCAACAGACTGGTCGCCGTTGATTACCTGAATACGGGTCTTGGCACCCATCCAATAGGTACGTTCTGCACGGAGGTTGTAGTTGCGGATGGCATTAGCCTTAACGTCGGCAACATGCCAAGGCATCTTCTTCTTAACCTTCTCGAAGTCGTTAGTCCAAACGATGTTCAACAGCTTCTTCTGAACGCTGAACTCTTCGTAACGAGGCTGATAGTTCTCAGGAGTAATCAGCAACTGGCTCTCGCCTGCGATAGAAGAACCTGCGCAGAGATAAGCGTTTGCAGGAAGACCCTTGTTTGAGCTTACTCCGTTACCGGCAAACTCACGAACCTCGTAGGTGTCACCAGCAGTAGCACCGTTCTTCAATTTACCGTTGATAGGAACAACGAGCACATAGCTAGAAGTCACGTCAACGACAAACAGCTCCAGGCAACCCTCTACGGTAGTACCATCCTCTGCGTAACCGTCAATGAACGGACAGAAAACAGTAGTGCCCTTGTAGAAAGCTTTCAGCGAACCGTTGAAGTTTGATGTGGTCAGCTTCAAGCTACCATCTTCCTCCTGTGTGATTGCAGAAGTGGTACGGCCATCCAAGGTGTCACCACCGATACGGGCGTGCTTTACCGTCCAGTTCTGAAGGTTGACTTTGCGTGCGACACGACGCGCAATGGAGAGAAGCGGAGTACGCCACGGCTGAAACTGGGTAATCCCCTGATCCCACTCGTCGTCGATGTTGTCTTCTTTACGCTGCTGGGTAGAACTCAGCTGAGAACCGTTCAAGGTCTCACCGGCAGCACCATCGCCAGGAATGTGCAGGTCGTTATTGGCTGGGTTGGCAGGCTCGTTGGCAGCAGCTTCGGCGGCTGTTGCGGGCAGAGCGCCCTCGTCACCAATTGGGGCATCATTAACTACGGTAGCGTCTGCCATAGCACCGCCACCACTAACTACGGCAAGGACAAACAGCACAAAGCTGAGGACTCGCCAAATGTTCACGTTCTTAATTTTCTTCATCTTGTTAGGATTTTTATATGGTTTCGAATCAATATCCGTATTTCTTCATTTCGTCGAAGTCCATAGACATGCTCTTTTTCTTGGGCTTCGGTGTAACGGCCTGGCCTTGTCCCTGACTGAATGAGGGCGGAACCTGTCTCTCGTCAAAGGTCTTTACCTTGTTGGCATGTTTCTCGTTACGGGCTCGCATAGCTGCTTCCTCACGGGCATTGGCAATGTCCTGCTCATAGTTCATGGCATGCATGATAGCAGTCCATACGTCCTTGCTGACTTCACCACGCCAAGCGGGCAACCACACCTCATCCCAGAAGTATTCAAACATGCGGTTCTTCTGCTCATCACTAAGACCAAACTCTTTCTGAACGGCATCCAACTGCTCTACACTACGGGCAATGGCTTCATCCTTGGCGGCTTCGGCAGCTTCGCCGGCAGCCTGCCCCTTTTCCCACTCTGAGAAAGCGTCGGTGACCTTCTGCAATACATCTGGGTCATCAAGTGCGGCTTTGATATCAATGCCGTTCTTGGCCATCCATACCAACGGGTTCTCTTCCTCATCCTGCAACATGGCACCAATCCAACGGTGCTTGTTAAGGATGTTTGTCAACTGCTTACCGCTGTTTCTGAGATTTCTCAGCTCCTCACGGTCTCTGCCCATACGCTCATAGCGGGCTTCCTTGTCCTCAAAATCTACGTCAGGGTTATCTTCCTTCCACATCGAGGCGTACTTGTCTCGGTTGGGACGTACAGGAACCTCTTGTACCTGCTCGGCCTCCACTGCTGGCTGGCCGTTCACGTCTACTTCCGTTTTCTTCTTGATTTCTGCCATAAAATTTCGAAATTTTTTCACGGCAAATATATAAGATGTATCAAAAGTCTTTTCCGATTCCGAAATTGCGCCCCTAGCTTATATCGGACACGGAATAAAAAGAGTGGTTTTCGCATATTTTTGCGGCATAAAATACAGAAAACGAATGGCTAAGATAAGAGCTTTATCATCAGTAATGCCTGTAGGGTCTGTGAACGACTCTGTACGCAACCGCAAGCGTAACAGTAGCGTAAGCAACATCCCTTTTCATCGTCGCCGTAGACAAGACTTAGACCTTATAGCAAGATGCAATCAGGCTTGGAACAACCTAGAAGACGTCCGACTGGTGCGTGATCGTATTCGTCGCTACACCTACGAAGACCAGTGGGGTGATGTTATTGAGTATCGTCACGGAACGATTACTGAACGCAAATACATTCAGTCGAAGGGTAACGTTCCTTTGCAGAACAACATCATGATTTCCATTCTCAACTCTGTAGTGGGCTTGTATGCTAAGCAGAGTGGGGAGCCTAACTGCTTTGCCGTCAAGCATGATGGGCAATGGTTATCCGATATGATGACTGCCACCATGCAAACGTCGTGGCAGAAAACATACATGCACGACGCTCTCAAAACGGCTTTTGAGGACTTTATCATTGGCGGTGTAGCTGTCTCACGCGAGACTTACGAAGAGCGAAACGGACGCTACGACACTTGGACGGACTTCATCAATCCGAACTATGCTTTCTGGATAGGTGGCACAGATGTCCGCATGACTGACTTGCAGATGGTCGGTGTGCTGCATGATGTTGCTCCTGGTCAGTTATACCGTAAGTTCTGCAATAGCCAGTATGGTTGGACGGTAGACGAAATCAACAAGATATTCGAAATTGACAGCACAGACAACCATCGCTACTTCCGTTCTACAGGGTTACAACAGAACGAGCGCGACCGTCTAGAACAAATCAGCTTTGATACACCATCGGACAACTCAAAGTGCCGACTTATCGAGGTTTGGACGAAAGAGACCAAGACTCGTTACCAGTGTTACGACCCGCTGGCAGAGAATGGTGACGAGGTGGAATACCGTATTGAGCTGAATGACAAATGGCGCATTGACCGGGAGAACCAGCTTCGCATACAGCAGTATTTGCAGGTTGGTATTCCAGAAGATGAATGGGCACTGATAGAAACTGAGAAGATAGAGGATGAATACTGGTACTACACCTTTATGGCTCCTGATGGTACGGTTATCGCCGAGGGCGAAAATCCCTACGAGACGAAAGACCATCCGTTTACCATCCGTCTCTATCCTTACGTCAACTCCGAGGTGCACCCGTTCATGGGCAACATCATCGACCAGCAGCGCTACATCAACCGTCTTATCATCATGCACGACATGGCGGCACGCTCAGCAGCTAAGGGTCTGACTATTTTCCCAATAGAGAACATCCCCGATGGCTATACCAAGCAGGATATAGCAGACGAAATGACTGAGTACGACGGTATTCTGTTCTTTGAGACCAACCGCATGAATCCGAACCTACGCCCGGAGATTATTTCTTCTGGTGCCGTACAGCTTGGTACACAGGATCTCTTGCAAATGCAGCTTAACCTTTCCCGTGAGATTACCAATGTATCGGGAGCACTACAAGGCAAGACGCCTTCTGCTGGTACTTCGGCTGCTCGTTACGCACAAGAGACACAGAACGCTACCACATCGCTTGAATCACTCATGCAGGGCTTCACTTCGTTTACCGAGCAGATTGCCCGCAAGAAGTGTATGTTCATCAAGCAGTTCTATCGCAATGGTCGTATGGTCTACAACTCCATGCGTCAGCTTATCGACTACGACAACCTCTCTTGTCGTGATGTGGACTTTGAAATCAGCATCAAGGAAGCAGCAGCAACAGCAGCCTATCAGACCTATGTCAACGATCAGGCCATGCAACTTCTCCAGCTTGGTATCATCGACGGAGAAACATACCTCAACATCTGTAACCTGCCATTCAAGGACGATGCTCTTGCAGCAATTGAACAGCGCAAGGCTCAACAGCTTGCCATGCAGCAACAGATGGAACAGCAGCTTGCCGCCAATCCTGCTAACCAGCAACAGGTCGCTAACGCACAACAAATGCTGCAGGCAGCATAACCGTAAATTCCAACAGCATGACTATCACAATAGCAACAGTTATATCGGCAATTAAGCGCCATCTCTCCATAATCGGAAAGCGGCTCTACACCAAAGACGGAAAGAATATGTTTTCGGACATCACCCTTTCCTCAGCAGAAGATACGCCCATCCTTACGCAGTACATCAACGCTTCGGTGCAGAATGTTGAGGCGATGTTGAAGCAGTTTATCACAGCTTCTTCCTATTCTGCATCGGCCATTAACGTAACGATTACTAATACTCGTGGCGACAGCGATTTCCAAAACCGCGTGGCCGACTTGATAGACTCTTATGTCAGGCTTAACTCCATTGGGGAATATCTCTCTATGGTACACCCTGACCTTGCCAAGAAGTATCAGGACGATGCTTTGCAGCGTATGGAGGCACTTGTGGAGTATGTGGTCTACAAGAAACCACCCACAGCACCTACTTATCAATATCCTTCCGAACTGACAGTTTCGGAAAATGCCGTAGATATAGGGGTCGGGGAGGAATATGACGTGAAGTATAGCATTTCCGAGGGTGCTATTGATGATATTGAAATAGCTGTTGAAGATGCTACGCTCATTGATGCTATGCGTACTGTGGCTGGGTTTGTCATTAAAGGCAAGCTGTTAGGGCACACTCCTGTTAAGTTGTTCTCTCGCCACAACAAAGAGGTTTCAGCAACCATTCAAGTTTACGTTACAGACCAATCTTAGAAACTATGGATAATACAATACTATTAACGCTCTACAAGCCACAGATTCTTGAATCGGTCAAGAACGAGACATATAAGAGTGGCCGCTTTGAAAAGGCAGCAGACGCCAAGGCTATATCTACAGCTTATGAGATACAGGCAGGAAATGAAGAATACCAAGAGCGTCTTTTAGAGCGCTCTTTCAGTACAAGTCTGGAAGAGTTGAAAACGAACCTTTCCGATTACCTGCAGGATAGCGGAGGCTCTACTGGTGACAACATCTATTCCTCGAAGAGTGAAAGCAATGTCATAATCTCTCTCGTTGTCGGCAACAGATTTAACAAAAGCTATACGGATTCTCTGGCAAAGCTTTGTGCCAAATATGTTGAGGAAGTAATGCTTGTGGATTGGTGGCGACCCATCAACGAGAAGAAATCATCCCTTTACGCTCAATTCGTAGAACGTGACCTTACCGCTATAAAACGATGCTTCAACAAAACTGCTCCCGTAGCACCTTCCTACAAATATCCCACTACGCTCAATGTCGTTGGCTCCGTAATAGCTATAGGTGTTGGCGAAGAGCGTACCGTCACTTACTCAATATCGGATGGCGCTATCGACGATATTAACATTCGTGTTCAAGATCCTAATGTGTGTGGTGTCGGTTCTTCAAATGAGGGCGCTACAGTCATTGGAAAGAACTTCGGAGAAACTTACATTCAGCTCTATTCTCGTCACAACGAGGAACTGTCTAAGACCATTCAGGTTCGCGTAGTTTAGTTCCTATAATATAAATAAGGTGTATGGATATACTTCACAACAAAGAACAAGGAGGCTACAGACCCGTTCCGTTGAAAGGGATGCGCCCACCTCTTCCAGATGATAACTGGCCTTATCACAATCACCCGTCAACACCACACGACCCTCAGTATGGCATCAAAGACCCCAAGTCAGAACGCCATATCTTCATCAGTCGTGATGCCGTCATGTTTGCGGTAGACACGCAGATACAGATGATAGCAGAGTCACGTCGAAAAGACGATGGCCGTGATGATGACCGTCTTACCAATGCCACTACCAAGTATCAGCAGATGTTCTATAGTTGGTTCGATACGCATGTGGGAAAGGCAAAGAATAAGATGCAGGCATTTGTGTTGGAAAAGTCAAAGGCTACCAACATGAACACCATAAAAGATAAGGAAGAGATAGACATCGAACTGTTAATGCCAGAATGGTGGGACGATACCATCTTTGACCAGCTTACCTCAGCGGTTAACGATTATGTCGTTAATGCCATCCTGCAGGAGTACTTCACCGTCACGCTGACATCTAAAGACCCCGTGACAGTCGATAAGGCAACGCTCGCCATCGATGCTCTTAACGACATTTGCAAGCTGGCAAATGCCAACAAGCCTGGAACAATCCGTAAACACCTTAGCCCATTTTGATTGCATGGTCTGTGATAAGATATGAATATTAGGTACGTTAAGATATTAGTGTTTTTTATGTTGGTGGGGTCGTATTTCTTTTTACCGAAGTACGGCTTCACTTCTTTTGACGGTTCTTTTTCTGGATACGACATAGCAAACCACTTCCTATATCCATTCTCGCATGCCAACATCTGGCACCTCTTGGCAAACATGCTGTGTCTTTTCATGATTCGTTGCAAGATGCACCTCATAGCAACCTATCTGATTGCCGTGCTGTGCTCATTCCTGCCATCATTCTCTATATACGACTGCGTTATGCAATGTGGTTTTGCTGCTTTGTCTGAACCTACATATGGCTTTAGTGGCATCCTCTTCGCTATGGTCGGTATCTCTTGGGGTAAGATACATCGTCTTAGGGACATGGTTGCCCGAAACAAGTGGTTCCTTATCATTCCCGCTTTCCTACCTCACGTCAACTTCCTCATTCATATATACTGCCTCTTTGCAGGCTACCTATACGGAACATTATGCGCCAAGAAATCCGAGAACTCGTAAACGAGAACCACAACCGCCGCCAGCTTATCTACGGCCCATATGACCAACTCACGGGTATAGGCTGCTACGGTTTTGCAGAAGGTCTTCGCAAGCGCGTAGTCATTCCAGACTGCATGATACCAGAAATGTTTGTCATGAAGGAAACCTTAGAGACTGGTATCTTCCATGAGGTGTTGCGCTTCGGCACTATTCGCAGGTTTATTGAAGAGGGCTGTCACAGAGACTATGATGCTGACTACCATCAGGACGTAGAAGAGGCATTGTTCCAAGCTCGTTGTGCTGACGATCCGGAGTTTGCATTTATCATTACTGACAAGATTGTGGATAAGGTGTCTGGCAAGATGATACCTTTCACCCTTCGCTATGCCCAGCGAGTACTCTTGAAGGTGTTTGAAGAGCGCAGACGTGCTGGTAAGGCTATCCTTGTTGTATTGTTGAAGGCTCGTCAGTGGGGTGGTTCTACGCTTACACAGATGTATATGAAGTGGATGCAGGGCTATCGCCACCCGAATGGATGGAACGCCGCTATCGTCACGCAGGCAGACTCTACCTCTAAGAAGATTAAGGCTATGTACCGCAAATCTTTGGAGGTTCAGCCCGGATGGACGATTGGTATGCCTGGTGCCAAACTGGAAATGACACGCTACGAGAACTCTGACTCTGACTTTCAGATATCCGATGGAAAATTCCTTGTCCGTTCTTCCATTCTCTCTATTGCATCGTTCAACTCCTTTGAGAAGTGTCGTGGTGACAACTACAAGCTGGCACACTTCTCTGAGGTGGCATCGTGGAAGAAGACTCCCGAACACGACCCTGACGAGGTGCGCGCCAATATCCAAGGTGGTTTCTTAAATCTGCCCGACGAGATGGCGGTCTATGAGTCTACGGGTAAGGGTAACTCTGGCTTCTTCTACGACTTGTGTCAGGACGCTATGGCCGAAAACTCCACCTCTGCCTACTCCTTTGTGTTCATTCCTTTCTTCCTCATTGAGCAGGACATGAAACCCATGTGGCACAATGGCTTTACAGAGAAGGAGGAAGAAGAGTTTGCAGAATGGCTGTGGGCTAACCGCAACAAGGACAGTGAGGTGCCTGGATTCCGTGAGTCGGGCAAGTTTTTCTGGAAGATATGGAAGATGGGCGCTTGCTTTGAGGCTATCAACTGGTATCGCTATAAGCGTAACGAGCACAAGACGCATGGTTATATGGCTTCTGAGGCTCCCATCGACCCCGTTGAGGCTTTCCGTAATTCTGGTAACGCAGTCTTTGACCCATACTCCATCGACGACCTCAAAGACGACTGTCAGGCACCAAAGAAGCCGATGTACTATGCCGATGTGGTACTTAAACCCTTCGAGAAACGTTCTCGTGCTGTCTATCTGGATGCAAAGGTTGTTGTTCGCGAGGACAACCAAGGCGAGTTAAAGGTTTGGTCTGCCCCCAACAACCACATCTTCAAGGTCAAGAACCGCTACCTTGTCTCAGTCGATATTGGTGGTGCTTCCGACAAGGCTGACTATACGGTAATGACTGTCATTGACCAGATGGGATTGTGTAAGGAGGTCAAAGGCCGTCCCCGTGTGGTAGCCCGTTGGCGAGGCCATGTCCGTCACGATATTCTTGCATGGAAAGCTGCTGCCTTGGCTCACTACTACGACGATGCTCTGCTGATTATCGAGAGTAACACGGCAGACCGAGAGAAAGATACCAATACCGAGGGCGACCACTTCGGAACCATCATCAACGAGATTTCTAAGTTCTACCCCAATCTCTATCAGCGCAACAAGACTCCCGAAAGCGTGCAAGAGGGTATCGAACCCATCTACGGTTTCCAGACCAACGTCAAGACCAAGCAGTGGATAATAGACAACCTTATTGCTTGCGTTGACGATAAGCTGTGGGAAGAACCAGACGAGCAGATGTATATGGAGTTGGGATGGTATGAGCGCGACCCCGATACAGGCAAGATGGGCAACCAGCCAGGCTCTAACCGTCACGACGACGTGCTCATGTCTACTGCCATTGGTCTCTATGTAGCCTACAACAACGACATCTACCGTCCTTCATGGCGCACAGAAGCACCCAAGGAGAAGAAACAACGCATTCACACAGAAGCAGAAATATAAAAAAGACAATAGCTATGAACGAAAAGCAGCAACAACTAACATTCGACAAAGGAATAACCAATGTTCCCTCCGATGCTCTGTGCTCTGACAACACTTTGCAGGAATGTGTCGGCATGGTGTATGACAATGGAGAGCACAGGCCGATACAGAAGCCGTCAGTAAAGGCGACGGATTGCGAAGGTGTTGTCATGTTCATTCACAACCCCAACAGCAGCACAGAGAACTATATCTATGTTGAGGCCGACAACGATCTGGCATGGGGACAGAGGAACACAGATGGGAAAATCGAATTAATGGGGACCCTGGAGTCTGGCATCAACAAGGACGAGACACAGATAACTGCTATCGGCAAGACGCTCATCGTCAACAAACCGTCAGGACTGACCTATTACAGCTGGAAGGGAGAAGGCTACAGCCAGCTTGCTTCTGCCATTCCTGACATTGATATTGACTTTCGACTGATTATACCCGACGGGGGAGGACTCCATACCGAAGAAACGGGGGATGTATCCGAATTCTTTAACGGGCCATATAGAGATGTTGTCGTCCAGCAAGAAGCCTGGAATGATACTGTTATAGGAACGTACCATGAATGCAAGAATTACATTGCCAAGGAGAAGAAAGGTTTTGTAGGCCCGTTTTTTATAAGAGCTGCCGTTAAGATGTACGATGGTTCCTATGTGAAACTGACGCCACCTATCCTTATTGTTCCGTCAGTGCAGGATAATCACTCTGGGTATTTCTATAATGGTGATGGACATTTTAAGATGACAATGTTCTATAGGGCATTGCAGTATAAGATAAACACGGACTATTCAGACTATAGAGACTTGGTGACAAGTGTCGTAGTGTTTGTCAGTGACCAGGTAGAGACACACAACACGACTCAGTCTGAATACGGGTCACCGTATTCTATGACGCGAGTCACTGAAGCCAACAACGTAGAACATGTATGTATCAGAAAAGCCGATAACGGAGGATATAGCGCTCGTTACAGTGATATTGTACAATGTGGTGATAATTCTCAAGAAAGCAGTCAAGATTGGATATATAGAGCATGGGGATTCCGCGTCTTGAACAGAAGATCGGAAAACGACATCAACAAGGACCTGCAAGAGATAAGCATCTTCTATAAGCTTTTCGAAACTGAAGATATTTTCACTAATCTTACAATTTGGAATGATGCCAGCTCTGATATCAGAGACGGTGTCATGGGGAATATCAGGACACAAGAGCAACTACCAGACGAGTACTATGGTCACACAGAACGCTCTGGCTCTTATGCCTATGTGTATAACTCACGCCTCAATCTGGCAAACGTTCAGCGTACCTTCTTTAAAGGGTTTAGAAAGTTGATGCCTTACGATTGGTATCTTAACAATACAGATACAAATGCTATTACAAAATACTACGAAATATATGTTGACATAGAAACAGATGGAGGCGACATAACAGTAAAAGACTCATTTACCAGTTCAGAACGCTTCGGTTTATGGTTCTACTATCCAGACCCAAGAGCAAAGCGAGTAAGGATATTCCAAAGAGCAATAGATGGTGGCCCTCTTATGCTTTTCCTGGACGAAAACCTAAAGGAGCATACTGGTCTAAATGGCGCATACTACTTTGATGGTTTGCCGTTTGAGAGCGAATTTAATAAACTTCTTGAATTAGCAGATATTCCAACAGAAAGCACAGAACTTACGGAGACGCTGAACAATACCATTATCACTTCAGAGGTTAACAACCCGTATATCTTCAATGCCAGCGGCTATAACCAGGCAGGTGACGGAACGATATTCGCTGTAATAGCCAATACGAAAGCACTCTCACAGGGACAGTTCGGCCAGTACCCGCTGATGATATTCACAGATAAGGGTATATGGGCTATGGAGCTGAACAATACAGGACTCTTCGTATCTTCGACACCAGCATCCAGGGAGGTGTGCAACAATGCTGCTTCCATCGTGCAGACGGACGGTGCCATCTTCTTCTCGTCAGAGAAAGGACTGATGGTTATGGTCGGCTCTGATGTGAAGTGTGTCTCTGAGCAGATGGGTGGCGACTTCAAAGACTTCCTCAAGCATGCAAAGATAGCCTACGACTACCGAGACAGCTTGTTATGGATCATGGGTCCTGCTGACAGCTATGCATATATCTATGCCATCAAGAACGGCACCTTCCACAAGACTGACCTGCTGACAGTGGCAGGCCCGTTAGAGGATGATGTCCCTGTAAATGTTGTCAACAAATATCCCGACATGCTGATACAGGTAGACGATACGATATACTCTCTTCTGGAAAAGCCCTTGGAACATGACGATGACAACACATACCACGGCACGATTGTTACCCGCCCCATCAAGCTGGAGAATGGTCTTGCATTAAAGAGCATTATGCAGATAAGACACGTTTTGCAGTTCTCTCCATACACGGTGACAGAGACCCACGAAGAGGAAGAGGTGGAGGTAACACAACGTGGAACTATGACACTCCGCATATTTGCCTCAAACAACCTCGACCCAGACCCAGACACATGGGTAGAACTTCACTCTCTGCGTGGCACCCCGTGGAAGTATTATAAGTTCCGCTACGACTTCGCAGACATGAAGGCTACGGATAGGTTTGCTGGCACAATGCTTATCACACAGGAAAGAAGAAGTAATAAGTTGCGATAAATGTTAATTGTTATTAGTGTATTCATAGTTTGATAGTTTTAGGTTAGTAGTATTCTTTTTTGAAAATGGAAACGACCCGTCCGTGATGGATAGGTCGTTTCACTCTTTAGTCATCTTCTGACCGCTTTAATGGTAAAGGTTCCTGTACTATTTCTTCGTAGGGCACATAAGTGCCGTTATCGGGTAGCGAGACCCTGGAGCGCACCAACGCCTGCAGATCGTCGCGGTCTTTCTGTCTGTTGATGTTGATATTGATGTTCGTGTTCTTCTCAATACCCAACTTCACGGCCTCCATATACAGCTTCACCCACTGAACGGGAGCACCTTCTTTTATCAGCTTCATCGTCTCTTCAAACTGCTGGAAGTTGTTCTCCGTCCAGTTGGCCATCATGCCCTGCACAGTATCGGCAAGCTTGACTACTGCACCCCTGTTCCTTCTGACATCTTTTCCAACATCCATTTCATTTTCTCCTTTCTCTCTTTTCTTTCTTTAGTCCGCTTGCGGTTATTCTCACGGGTGTTAACGTATGAGGGTAGTTTTTCGTCTCTTACCTTGCCGTCTTCATCAAATACACCGTTACGGATAAAACCTCTTATAATACTTGCTCTTACGGGGCTGATAAAGAACTTTGGAGCTGGTTGCATAACGGCAAACTTCATGATGTAACTAAGGCTCTTGCCTATAAATTCCCGCTTTTCAGATAACTCTTGCACCACCTTGAATAGCGAGTAGTACATTTCGCGACGTAGTGGCATCATCAAATCTATCCTTCTAAAGTTCCCCCTTATCATCGCAGCAATATTCTGGCTGGCTTGCCTTGGTGTGACATAGTAACGTGGCGCAGGTTCGTTGACCATGCGCTCGTAAGCCTGATGCTGCGACCAGCACTCGCCACATACGCGCTTATAAGCAGCGATGAGGTCTTGATGCATCTGTTTCGATATGTCATAGTTTACTTTGCTCATGCCTGCAAATTTACGGAAAATCTTCCGTTTATGAAGATTTTTCGCTTCCATGCTATTAATGATTGCCAATGATTATCAAAGATTATAATCCGTTTCCGACTTTCTTTCATTGTGTAGTTTCGGAATCGGAATAAACAATGTGGCGAAATCATATATTTGCGTGCAATAAAACGTTTTATTTATGCCTACATTTAAAGAAGATTTACACTTGGGCCATAAGGTTCCTTTGGTTGAAACCGACGATATTAGCGATAAGGCGATAACGTCAAAAAAGATGGCCGACAATAGCGTGATATGGGACAAGCTAGGTAATGACGTAAAGACTCGCATTAACGCTATGTCTTCTGTCAACTTAAGCATTTCTCCTAATGTCATTATGAAAGATTTGCAGAGCGAGGTGTATGTTGAGGCCCTAGCATACTATGACAATGACGAAATCCGCATCAAACGCAACGGTATAGACATTGCCGTGGGTAGCGAAAAGACCCTTGCTATTACAGATACTATCACGCCAACAGGAACGGAAGACATAGTATATACTGCAGAGTTTATTAAGGGCGACGATGTAAAGGCCGTTGACAAGACATTGCCAGTGGCACAGCCTATATACTACGGTGCGGGCCAAACCATCGAAGATGCCACAAACGTAGCTCCTCCCAGAACGTCAGTAAATGGCGAATACCACATAGCCGTTACTGCAGACGGAAGCTATCTATTCTTTATCGTGCCTAACAGCATGACTATTAATCGCGTTACAATGAACTCTTTTGAAGTTGGCTTTGATGAACCTACAACGGAAATCATTCACGGGTATCCATATAAGGTCTACAAGAGCAGTGACGCATACAATCAATTTGACGAAATCCTAATAGTATCATAAGATATGACAGAAAAAGTATCGCATATCCCCACAAGAATAAAGAACGCTAAGGTTGGCGGTCATGTATGTGGAGCCACCGATATAGATGCTGGAGGTGGGAAAAACCAGTCAGAGGTTAACGGCGACCTTCAAGACCAGATCAACGAGATTGTAGGTAGTAGTGCCACTGTCAATCTTGCAGCATCTCCCTCGTTGATACTTGTAGGCAATGAGCCTGTTGAAATATCACTGTCTGCTACAGCCAGCAAGAGTGCTTTAAGTATTGTCATCGGGAAGGGAACGCAAATCATTGCCAGTGGCAGTGGTACCAGCCTAAGTGGTACAGATACCATCACTCCTACTGAAGCAGGTGATATTCAGTATGGTTCCCAGTTTATCATAGCTGGGGTTACTAAAACAAAAAGTTGTATTGTGACAGCAGTATATCCTATCAGAACTGGCTCAGGTGCAGCGTATGTAGATGGTACTCCGCTGACTACTCCAAAGACCAGTCCTGCTGGCACCTACAATATCACCGTTGCCAATGATGGCGACTATGTGTACTTCAACGTGCCAGCAACCATGACCATTCACGGTGCTACCATGAGTGGCTTCACATTCCCTCTTGAAGAGCCTCAGAGTGTTACTATAGGTGGTGTTGCTTATAAGTCTTATAGATCAAGCAACACTTATGATGCAGGAACATTAACAATAGTAATTTCTTAAATTAACAGAGATATGGAAAAAACAATTAAAATTGGTGGAGAGCTTGAATCAGTTGCTACTGGTGGTATTGTAGCAGCAGCATCCGCTATCAAGGATAAGGCAAAAGGCAAGTTCCAGGGTGAGATTAATGCTGAAGTAGATGCTTCTTTGGAAGATAGATACACTAAAGAGGAAACCTACAGCAAGCAAGAGCTTAACAGTCTGATCACGACTCCAAGTACCAACTATGAAGCCGTTGAGGCTACAGAGGAAACAACTGATGTTACTGACGTGCTTCCTGCCACTGGTGAGGCTGACACTATCTACCGCGTGGGCTCTTGGGATGGTAGTCAGTACGACGCCACCAGCTACAGCGAATATGCCTGGAAAGGTAATGCTTACGTTCATCTGTCTACTAAGCCGCAGATAGGCGAGGTATTTGATATTTCTGCCTATCGTGCTACTGGTGGTACACTGGCAAAGTATGCTGACCTTGCAGCAGCTCTTGACGGTGGCAACAATGTTCCTTCTGGTCTTCGTAAGGGTGGTATGTCAGTCAAGTTTGTACAGAGTTCTGACAATAAGTATGTGCAGTATATGCTGGTCGCTAATCAGTGGAGTAACAATATCAGTGATTGGCAAAAAATTAATGATGTTGTGTCCTGCTACAAAGAAGTAAATTTCCACAGCAACCAATCAATGTATAATTGGTTCAAAACTAATATTATTGGCATATACTTTAGCCCAGACAGGTCAAAGACGTTAGTTGATGGCGTAGAATATATATGCTCATACATCGGTATCAATAATAGTTATGGGAATAATGCTTTGGGAATTAATTTGAAGTGTGTAGATACCGAAAATACAGAAGTGTTCCATGTAGCATTCTATTTACCAAATAGTAACAACCTACAGCCACATTCTACATATCAATTGCTTCCGTATGGTGCTGGGCATCCAGAACAGTATGGCGATGTTTATATTAGAACGGCAGATAATTTTACATGGACAACTGATTCTGCTTTAATCTCACATCCGTTTGATTTCGTCAACTTTGGTATAGGGAAAGATGTCATTCCTTTCATCAATTCAGCGATAACTCCAATCTATACCCAAATAGAAGAAAATAGTCAAGCTATTAGCCAAGTGATAGAGAATAATCCTAAAACGTATGTGATAGTTAATATTCCATCAGGTTTTACAAGAGAGATAATTAAACTTATACAAGAGATATATGTAGAAACAGACCTTGACTTGGAGGGCTATAAGCTAATAGTGAAATATATAGCTTTGAACAGCAGCAGTTTAGGAGGTAATAATTTCTATGCAATACAACTTGCTGCTCTTAACCCAACAACAGGAACGACTATGTATGAGAGTAGTTTTATAGGGCGTGGTAGCAGTTGGAAAGCAGGCGTGTTATATCAGCTGTACAATTATGGTGCATCTGGTGTGCTAAACAATAGGGCACGTGTGTATATAAGAACTTCTTTAAATTTTTCTTGGCCTTCAGAAACTTATTTTGGTGGTGGCACTAATTATCCGCTTGAATTGACAGCAAACGGTTATGGGAAAAATGTTATTCCATATATTATGCTATCTCAGCAGCAGACATATAGAATAATAGATGCAACTGATATAGACTTGAATATTCTGAATTTAATAAAAGACTTTTTCATCGTTGGAGATCTAAGTATTCCAGATGATAAAAAAGTTGTCATAACTTACATTGGATTTAATTCTAATAATTTAGGTGGAGAGGGAAAATTCGGAGTTCAAGTAGCATTGCTTGATATGTACGCCCAATATTCTGAACAGACAAATATTGAGTGGGATGCTTCTACGTACAATTCAGATACACTATACAAAGGAACTATTACATCTGGTGGTAATAGTATCTTTGGCAATTGTTCTTTCTTTATTAGGACTGCTTCGAACTTCTCTTGGACTTCAAGTGTCGTTTTGAAAAATAATAATCCGACATTAGAGTTACTACCTGCATGTTATGGTGAAAATATAATGCCATTCATTATTTCTTCGGAAAATAGAACTCCTGTATTAACTGTTGGAAAGAGTTCTGATTTCGATTTCCAATCTGTTACCGAAGCAGTTGCTGCTGCAAATGACGGTGATACCATAATTGTATATCCAGGTATTTATAGTAATGAAGTAATAGTTGCAAAGAATAAGACTGTGTATATTATTGGTATCGACAGAGACTCTTGTATTATAAAGAATAATTACGGTGAGTATTATAGACCTCCTATGGAAATGGCAAGTGGCTTACTTCGAAACTTGACTATAATTCAAGAGAAAGATACATTAGACCAATATGGACTCGGTGCTTACGCTGTTCATCTTGATTTCAATTATATGAAAGATAAGACTATTAGAATAGAAAATTGCACACTTCAATCTAATTCTCCTTTGGCAGGAGCAATAGGAGTCGGATTGAGAGGTGGCTGCACACTTACCTTAAAGGGATGTCATTTAATTTCTGGCACAAGTAATAGGGCAATTGTAGTGCATGACAATAATAATAGTGAAGAGTATGATGGTTTACAGTGTTTCCATGCAGAAGATACTATATTTGAAACTGTATCAAGTGAACAAGTTGCAGTTCACATTCAAGGACAGGGTAATCCAAATAGAACATTTGAGGATAGCCAGTTCTATATAAGGTTTAATACATGCACTATTTATGGTACATTACTGTTCAACAACTACTATAATGATGCTGTTGTGACAGCAGATGATTTTGAGGGTGTACAGAACCTGCGCTTAGATAAACTGTCATATGGAAATAACAAGTCAGAACTTAATGCTTTGTAACTAACATAGTTATTGTAATAAGTAGGTACAAAAAAAGAAACAGGTATGAACAAAGTAATAATATTCTTTCTCCTTGCTGTTGGCATAGCCATAGCAGGATGGATGGCATACCCGAAGTTCAAGGAACTATTTGAGATTCTGATAGGTTAAATCATATATATAGTTTTAGGTTTTTAGTTATCGGTAGAGCCGGCTTGCAGAGATTGCAAACTGGCTCTTTTTATAGCAATTATCCCGCCAAGTAGCAACACCTGACGGGACAATTTCAAGAGATTCGTAAAATGGATTATTCGATGTCTTGCGTCTTGTCAAGCTCTTCTACGACCATCTGTAGTGTACTGTTGTAGAGTGCTCTTGCGTTCTTTCGCTTTCTGCCTTCTGCTTGGTTGGCTGCGGTATTCAGTTGCTTCAACGTCTTTTCTGCCTCTCTTACCATTTCCATGCGTACAAAGTCCTTGCCCTTTGCTTCTTCCATGTACTTCATGAGGTGTTCAGGATTGCTGCCCATATCGGCTTCGTACCCCTTTATATTGTGATACTTCTCGTTTGCCTCTTCGCGATACTTACGATACTTAGCCTTGATACGGTACAGGTCTGTGCGCTCGTCGCCCTGCTGCCAGAAGGCGCGGAAGAACTCTATCTTTCGCATGTTAAAGTCAGCCTCATCATCGGTGAACGCCCATTTATAGGCATCTCCTACGGCAGAGCCAGTGTTCATAAAGAACTTGCCTGGGCCACCAGTATATTGCTCTAACAGATATTGCATGCTGCTTGGGTTTATCTGTGCCCATCCGCGCTTCACATCGTCACCTCCACTTATATCGTTAAGCCACTTTGACAATGAAATATAAGCGGAGTTGGTGTTGCCAAGAGTCATCTGGTATTCTGGTGTCCATTCGTCACCTGGGTAGCGGTCTTCCCTAAAGATAGGTTTGCCCGTCCAGCCCAAGTTCTCGCCTACAGCCACCAATGGAGCTACTGGTGAGCAAATTCTTCCTGCGAATTCTGCTACAGGATTGAACTCGTTGGTAATCTTCGTCTCAAAGTCAACGGGTGAGAATACGTTTAGGAATCCTATAACTTCGTCATACAACGTCTTGTCAATGGGTTTTAGCTTCGGGAATAATGTGATACCTGCTATCATGTCACCCATAGAGTAGAACGCTGCCAGCTCCTGACCCATTGGGATAACAAGGAAGTCGTTCTTTCCACAACCAGGAATCCATCCAGTATAGATACACAAGTTCTTTCTGCGCACCCACTCTGGCAGGTTTGCATACGGATCGTCGTCGCCATCGCCTCCAGCAAGAGCATAGAGTGCTGCATTGAGTACAGGCATCAGCATGCCCATAGCGAAAGGTGGTGCTGCATATCGCGTGAGAAGTCTCCCTGCGTACTTATAGTTGATAGAGCCATCTGGATTCTTCAAGCCTCGGAAGATGTTACAGATAGCCTGCACGGTGGCATTAAAGAACATCTTATTTGCCATCAGTATCTGCGAAGCCTCTCCAGCAATCTTGGCTGCTCTAGTAACACTCTTTTTGTCGCTCTTGAAGCTTGCCGTCTTTCTGCCTGCCCCCTTCTTGTTAAAGTTTACAGTTACTTCCTTAGCGTCGTAAGCAGAGCGGGCCTTGGTGCGGCCTGCATAGTGACGGGATGCGCGGTAGGTAGCAAAGCGAGCATTGTTCTCAATGGCCTCATTCATTGCCTCTACAGCACCAAGTGTCTTATCGAAGAAACTATTTGTCAACTTCTTTACCTTGCCAGGAGTGCTTAGCATGCCTTCCATCTCCTTCTGCAGTTCTGCCACCTTCTTCATGTGAACAAACCCTGTTATACCACCATTGTCCATGAAGTCTTTGAAGTCGCGCTCCATTTCTTTGCTCTCGTCAAGGGTGCCAGCACGATACTTCTTGAACAATGAAATCATGTGTGGCAACTGCTGTCTGTAGTATTTCTGGGCTTCTGACTCATAGTCCATGCCTTCACGTGCCGCGAGAATGGCACCGAAGTGAGTCCAGTCACGGAGCATATTTCTTCCGAGGAACGTAATGTTGTATGATGTGCTAACGGTCTGCTGGAACTGTTTGAGGCTGGCAACCATCTTGTTTACTGTTCCCTTTCCTGACTCATAGCGTAGCTCTCCATTGATAGCTTGCGCCATGCGTGGGTTGCCCATTACTATCATGGTCTTGCGCTGTCCGTTAATTATCACTTCGACGATGTGCTCTCTCATGCGCTTCTTATCAACCTTGTAGTCGAATTTAGCCTTGCTATTCAGTCGCTTTGCCTCGCCTCTGGCTTCCAGTTCTGCCATGCGGGTATTAAAGTCGCTGACAGCCTGCTCAACCTCCTGCGGGGTCATGTCTGAATCAATGCGTGGGAAATCAACTATAAAGTCTCCCGTTGTCGGGTCAAGCACAGCCCATGTGTCTTGTATCTTTACAAGGTCGTTTTCGTGTGCCTGACACAGGCGGTAGAAGTGTTGCTTCACCACATTCTGATTACCGTCAGAGATAGCTTTATAGGTCATGGCGAACAAGGTTGAAAGCGGATAGTTGGCTTTGCTCTTACGACCCTTGGCATTTCTCAACAGACCTCCCACACTGTTTTTATTGTTGGATTCTGTCATATACTGCCAGTGGTCTTGTGCTGCCTCTCCCTCATTGAATCCTCGCATAGGAACGTAGAAGTGGAACATGTTCTTTATGCGGTCGTGAACCGACTCAGACAACATGCCGCAGTCTCTGTACTTATCCAATCCAAGGTTTGAACACAAGTTTATCTGCTCCCAGAGCCTGTTACGCAACTCATCGCCCATCTTCTCTTCCTGTTTTTGCAGTTTGCTGAGAATGTCGGCCTCGCTATAGTTACCTTTCTCGTCACCATACATATCTGTAAAGCCTGAGTAGTCATGCTTCTCTGCATTATAGCGCTTGTTGATGTTGGACTTGATGAAGTCATCCATTTCCTCTATATACTGAGCAAATGAAATCTCTCCATCCTTCAACTTCTGATAGTTCTCGTTATTCATTGCAGCAAAGTCCTTCTCCATCTCGTCGAGAAGTTCTTTTTCATCATCTTCCAATTCTTTGCTGCGCTGAGCCTTTAGCCAATCTCTTACATAGAGCACTCGGTTGCGCTCAAAGCCATGCTTGGTGAAAAGATAGCGGTCAACATCACCCGTCTGCCATCCCATCTTTTCGCATAGCTGTAATACGGTTCCTTCAAGTGGTCTACGGTAGATATTGGTAAACTGCTCCTGCTCTGTGAATGTCTTGCCATAAGAAAGGTTCATGGCCTGATAAGCGTTCTGAGAGTCGGGTATTTCCTCATCGTGGGCAATAGCCTCCTGACCCTTCTTGAATGTTATCATGTCGTCCTGACCAGCTTCCGTAACTACGGTTTCTGCACGGTCAATACGCTCATGATATACTTCCTTTGCAGAGTATTCGCCCATTTCACGAACACCCTCTACCTTTTCTTTGCGCTCTTTCTTCCAGCGTTTTGCTGAAAGCTCAATGGCTTTGAGTGGGTCTACTACTTCTTGTAGTTCGGGTTCCTCTTCAGAGCGTACGACGTTATCTCCCCGTTCTCGTCCCTGTTGATTACTTCTACGAACCTGGGTTGCTGGTGCCTGTCGATTTTCGCCAAGTCGTCCAAGCTGATTGTTCCTTTCTTCTTTTCTTCCATTTTGTATATAATTGGTTAGTTCTCCTGCAAAGTTACGGATTTCTTGTCTATTATCCAAGAACTCGTTCATAAATTTTTCAGTACCGATATTTGCTACCACCACATTACCGATAAGGAAAGAGCAAGCTTCTTCCAGTCTTTCTTCCTTTTCGTATGCATTTCTGATGTGCATATAGATGTCTGGGCGATTGGCTTTCAGCCAGTCATAGCAGGCTTGCCCGTATCTGTTACGAGCATCTGCCGGCATGCGCTGCCAATAGCCATGTACTTGTTCGTGCCACCACGCTTCTTCTGCTTCTCTGATGTCACGAAGTTTCTCCCCAAACACTACAACAACATCACCCTTGGGGAAATATCCGGATGCGGTATCAGGCTCGTTGTAAAGTTCCTCAATCTCGTTATAGACATCATCACCTACCTGTCCCTTCAAAGCCTCCAAGTCAGCGCGGCTGTTAACGACATAAGTAGGCACGCCACCATTAACTCCAAAACGACTTGAAATACTGTCTACGAAGTCTTTTATATCGTCTAATAGAGAAATCTGACGCTCCTGTCTCCAACTATCTGCTGCCTGTTCAATGGCTTCCAACGGATTGTTGGTAGTAATCATGCGCTTGGGAGATTCCTCTTCCTTATGCTCTTCGGCAACTGTTACGCCTAGCTCGTCGAGACGTTTCATGACGGCATCGAGATTGCTGCGCTTGAACTCGGCCTTCATCTTACTGCTGCCTTCAAACTGACCGTCCATCAGAGAAAGGAGGGTTTCGTCGTTGTAGTACTTAGCTCCCTTCTTAGCAGACTTAGGCACAGTCAACTCCAAGGTGTCATAGCTGTGGGTGTTCCAGTTCCAATCATTGGTAACACGGATTGACACGTCACCATCTGCACTCTCTACCTTGTCGCGGTTGTACTTCAATTCGTCCTTCTTGGCAGAGATTGGCGTCTTACTGGTAAGTCCCTTCGGTTCGAAGTTGTCTGGCATCAAGATACCCTGACGCACTTCGCCTGTATCGGTAGTAAACGAAATCAGCTTACCGCCTACACCCTGCTCACGGGTAGATACAAGAGCTTTCAGCAGATTACCGGTAATGATATAACCATCCTTGCGGGCTGCAGTAGATGTCAGCTTATCCCAATTATCCGTGTTCTGTTCCAACACTTTCAGCGTATTGGCAATATTCTGTCCGAACCAACCGCCTCTCGCCTGTGCGGTAAGAGAATTGATGGTGGGGAATATCTGTTCCTTCTCGCCCTTCTGCTGCTTTACCTTGCCATTGATAGGGATAGTAATCTTACGACGGCCATCAAGCGTAGCAAACGATATGGTGCTGGCATTGGGTGACATGTTATCACTAATCTTAATGTCAATCAGCTTACCAAATCCAGGCTCAAAGGTCATACTTCCGAGGTCGTAGATGTTGCTAGGCAAAGCATAGACACCATCCGTAGTGAAGGTTTCAAGAGCATCGACAAACACCTGTTTCTGTGCTTCGATAGCGGCAAGTGCATCGTCAAGCTTCTTAATCTCTTCCTTGTACATGTTCTCATACTGTATCTGACCGTTGCGTTCTATCTCTTCGTCGGTCATTTCGTTCTTCTCCTGAGCTTTCTTGGCACCCTTAACATAACGTTCCTGTTCGGCTGCTGCCTTCTTCTTTGCTCTCTCGGTAATGGTCTCTGTGGTTTCGGCTTTCTTCTTCTCCGCCCACTCGTCAACCTTAGCAAGCGTTTCTTGCTTGTATTCATCCCATGTCTTACCACCAAGAAGACGCTCCTGCGAAGCTTTCACCTCACTGGCTTTCATCGGCTTGCGTAGAACATCCATGTTGACTTTCTCTACGTAGGTATTGTCAGCAAATGGGTTGTTACTATCCGGATCAATACCTTGCTCCCAAACTTGCTTGCTCAAAGTCTTGGCTTTCAACGGCATTTCGGTAATCTCCAAGTCGTTTTCGCCCATTTCGTTCAGTCGGTCTATCTCAGTCTGATAGAGGTCGCTGATTTCTTTAAGCATCTTCTCCTGGTCTGCAACCTTCAAGAGCGCCATGCGACCAAGTACTTTGCTTGCGGTTTTTCCTGCTTCACCTTCCTTTGATGCAGAAGCAACCAACTCTTCTGACGGCTTTATCTGCCAGTCATCTCCCCATTTCAAAGGATTTAGCAGCTTTTCTGCAAGGTCTACGTGTTCTGCGAGATACTGAGTAACGATGTCGTCACCATACTTATTAATGATGTCTTGTACCTGCATTTCGTTGAACTTCGACTTCTGAGAAGATGTAGTGTTGGCATCCAAAGAGCGAAGCTTTGCTTTCAACATCATCAATAGGCGTTGCTCTGATGGGATAGTAGAAACAATATAGGTATATCTACTATGTTGCTTCTGTCCTGTTCGATCTGTGCGGCCACGCATCTGCACTTCGTCGTTAATGTCACTCTGTGGCTGAACGACAATCATGTGACGCTGGTCTGTGTTTAGGAACTTAATGCCTGCATGAAGGTCAATGCCCGTGCCTGCGCTCTTGTTCATGATAACAGCGTCTACAATGCCACTGTTGAAGTCGGAAGCGTTCTTCTTGTTGTCGGTGTCAGTGCGGTTGACGCGCTTAACAGTACCGTCTTCGTTATATATAAACTCCTTTTTTCGTCCTGTGAGTTCGGCTATGCTGTAGCCTGCCTTGCGTATATAATTCTTAATCACATCAATCGGCGACAGACTCAGACCTGTAGACGAGTTAGCTATAGCTTCCTCGATTTCATGATATCTACGCTGACCTTCTTCAGAAAGCCTACTTACAGGTATAGAGGTATAAGTGTCATTGTTGTTGGCATCTGTTTTCTTGATTTTCAGAGTGCTTTCCAAACCCTCGTGCAAACTCGTGGAAAGGTCAGGCATTGTCATGTCTTCGTCGGAATTCGCCGTTGCTCTGTCTGCTGCACCTTCGTTTGTGTTTTCTACACAGATAACGGGCTTCTCTCCGTTCTTTAGACACTCTACTGCGAACTTAGCACCTTCTTCTGCCTTTAAAGAGAGCAACACTTTTTTGACAATCTGATGGGTCTGGCTGGCAAATGGAGTGTTGTTAATACCCATATCTCGTGTACCAGGAGTGTGGTTTACTTCTCCCTGATCTTCTGCAGCATCATCGTTCATCTTGTCAATGATGGGGTCAACATAGGTACGCTGAAACTGAATGATGTCATTAAAGAGGCCAATAATCTTGTCGTATTGTTCGTAATGCTTCTTTATGACATCTTCATCCTCAATGCCCTTCCAGTCTACCGTTACACCAGTCATGTTGCGCTCACGACGTATCATCTGACCTGCTTCTGTCAGAGCCTTAGACATTATCTCTTGGAACGTAGCACCACCACGTTTAACGGCATCTATCAACTCGCTAACGGCAACACCTGCCTTACTGATTGCTGTGCGCAGCGAATAAAGAGGCATGTTGTCAGGACGCTTAGCAAATGTAGCACTTATATATGTGATGCCTCCTGCTTTAGTAGAAACATATTGCAAGTAGTTTCCTCTTGCACTTTCTCCACCAGCCAAATGGCTTTCGTCCATTAAGACAATACTATTTCCTGCAAGATTCTCAATTGCATCACGCTTTGCTTGTCCGTTGACATCTGCTTTTGTGGCGGTCTTGTTCTTTCCGTAACTTCGAGCTTTCTTATTGCCGTTCTCATACTCCATAGTACCGTTTCCTACTTGACTATAGGTGGTAATCATGAAGTCGTACTCAGGCGGCAATTTGCCATTCTTGTTTATATATTCAAGAACTCGCTTCTGCTCTTTGTCGCTTGGCAGGTCAAAAAGTACTTCGTCTTTGCCGTCTTTTCTTTCTGTAATACGGGCCTTTATCTTGTCAGAGGCAAGGATAAACGGACGCAAACCATCGCTGTGGATATCCTTTATATCACGGTAAACGCTGGAGAAAAGCTCTGGCTTTGCTGTGAAATATACAGGGGCCTTGCCATTCTTGACAGCCCAACGGATTAATGCTGCACCCTGTCTGCCTTTACCTATACCGGTTTGGTCGCCGATGATAAAGGCATCCCCCTTCTTCATTTGGTGGATAGCAAGTGCTACAGAATCAATCTGCTCTGCTGCTAGTGCTTGATACAGCTCTTCCTTGCTACTATAACCTAGTTCTTCAACAAGGAACTTATCTACGTCCCCTATAGCTTCAAGCGCTTTCTTTACAACGTCAGCCTGCTCTGCTGGCATCTGAGATTGTAAGTCAAACGGATTTGTACTTTGTTTGCGATAAGGAACTTTTTCTGCTCCCAATTCGCGCTTTTGCTCGGGTTGTTTTACTGATAGTCCGGCTCCGCTATCCACAGCGTCTCCAGGAAGTCGCTGAGAGTTGCTTCCTCCGACAGCCACTTCTCCTGTTCCGTTTTCGCTGGATACAGTTTGGCTCCCTCTTGATTGCTCAGATTGATTCCCGCGTCCGTGAAGAAGTACAGGTCGTGTGCCCATTCCTCCATTTGTTTCTGGCTGGGCATTTCCTCCCCCTCCTTCGGCTTTGGCGCTTGCATCGCTCCGCTGTACATCGACGACAGGCTCAGTTGATAGTTGATGTTCTCCTGAGCTTCTTCCGTCCCGCACATTTCGTACTCCCTTTTCATTAGAAGAACTAACATGTCCATTATCAGATAGTCCTCCATTCTGTCCGCTTTCTGCGGTGTGAACACTAGAGGATGTATCTCCGTCGTGTTCCTTGTTACGTAATATGTCATCGTTTACTCGTTTAAATAATTCATCGTATGTCTTAACCTGCTCGGCACGTGCCTTGTCACGTACAGGAGCATATACTGTCGGGTCGTACTTAGGCTTGCGTCCGTTAATGAGAATCATTCTGACGGGATAGCCAGTGCCCTGCTTAGTGTAAAGCGCCTTACCGTCCATGTTGATAACGTCGACTACGTTGTAGGCTTGGTACAGATAATTTAGGAATTGTCTGTCTTTTCCCTGTACGGCACCATTGCGCTTATACTCTGTGTTACCGCCAATGATGATAGCTGCACGGCCATCGTCCTTCATTGCATCGAGGGCATTGAGTGCCATTTGCTGTTCAAGTGACGAAATCTCATATACTCCCCATTCCTTTGGTAATACGCTGCCGAATGGTGGATTAGTGACGATAACATCGTACTTCTTCTTGCCAAACGACTTTGTACCGTCTTGACTGGTAACCTCACCAAATCCCTGCTTCTGTAAGTTGGAGAGTCGCATTTCATCAATGTCGTTGACGTGCATTATCTCCTTTGGCAGATTGATAGTCAGCATACCGTTGCCGGCTGATGGTTCCAAACCACTCTTAGCCTTTTTCTGCGGGTCTACGAACTTGCCCATCAAGAACGCCATCGGTGCAGGAGTAGAGTACTGCTGCTTGTTGATGCGGTCATTGTCTCTTGCGCTTAACGTAGGCTGCCATTCATAGAGGTGCTTGATATGTTCAAACTTCTGTTCATCATTCAAAGCTTCTGTATTGGCAATGTCTCTTGCGACGTTGACAATCTCTGCCTCTACCAACTCCTGCAGGTCAGTCATGCTCATATCATCAAGACCGTATTCCTTGGCTCTCGCCTTTACTCCCTGCATAGTCTTTAAGGAAATGTTACCGTGCATCACTGCATCAAACAATGCCTCGTTGACAAACTTGCTAAAAGCAGCAATCTTATCCTGTCTGTCTGCAAACTCCGCTGAGTCGCCTTCCAGTTCTTCGGCTGGTTTTGCAGCTTCTTGCTGCAAAGATACATCATTTTCTGCTTCGTTGTTCTCCGTTTTGTTAACGTTAACAGCTTGGTCTTCTGCCTTACCATTCTTTAACTTTTCAGCATGTTCACGGAGGCGCATACGCTCACCATCAACGGTGTATTTCTGCTCCCATACTTCACTGATAAAGTCGTTGATAAGGCTATCATCCCAACCAAGAACATCTTTCAGCTTACGGCCAATGGCATCTGCCATCTGCTTACTCCATGCTTGGAAGTCATGAATACCACTCTTGATATAGGCATAACCCACCTTTGATGATACTCTCAACAAGTCGCCAAGGAAAGCACGCTGGGCTTCGTTGGTACCAGTCATCATATCAAATAGGTTCGTCTGTGCCTTGTCGTTGCCTTCAAGACCCTTGCGCATGAACTTACCAAGTACGCTATTGCCCTTGGCATTATTCAAGAAGTCGTCGAACTCCTTCAAGGCTGCATCAATATCTGCCTGGTCTTGGGCTTTGCGTTCCTGCTCGGCTTTAAACTCAGTGGCAGCTTGATTGATAGCTTCCATCGGGTCGGAAGTCTCTTTGCGCAGCTGTTCTCCTACTTCGGCATTATGAAGCTGTGCCTCTACTTGCTCCATGATTGGGCCAAGATTGTTGGCAGGATTCTCCAAAATACCTCTTAACTCAGCAAGGTTCTTTCCTTCGATACGGAAGCGCCCGTCACCAATAGGAATACGACCAGAGACATCATCACGGGTTATCCATGCTCTGCCGGAATCCTTGTCGTAGTGGAATTCATATTGCCACTGGGGACCAGTTGACTTCTGCTCTTCCTTTGGCTGTTGCGCTCTATTATATATACTATTGTAATAGAACTGCGAGATAGCGCTGTTATCTTCGCCCTTCAAGAAGTCTATAGCGTTCAACTTCTCGTCCTCGGTAGCCTCGGTATCAGCCATGATCTGCTCTTCGGTAAGAGGATGAAGTGTTAAATATTCCTCTCGGCTCAAAGATTTTGGCTGATTTTCTTGACTCGTATCAGAATTTTCTGTATCTTTGCCCTCAGAAACATTGTCACCTTGCGTAGGAAGGAGGTCCGGCACAGCTTCTTGCTGTTCAGCTAAGCGCCATTCAGAGCTGTTGGGTGACAATGATTCGTTTTTATACAGCATCTTGTCATTCATCAGCTTGTCTTTCAGCTTGCTCTCTTTTATGATATGCGAGCTAATAGACACCTCCATGCCATCCTGAGAGACAGTAACACTTTCGAAGTGAACGTACTTGGTTCCGTCTGGCTTAACGAATGTTTTAACAAAGATGTATGATGATGGACGCTCATGGAATACGCTATCTTCGCTATCCATTTCTTCAAGCACAATGTCTGGATTGGTAATAGTTTCAAGCAACATACCATACTGCTGCTCTCTTCCTTTTACAAACATCTTCTCTTTCTGGTGCTCACCCATCTTTACGCTTCCGACAGGTGTGCTAACGTTGTTCTGCCAGTTTTCATCGTTAATCTCTATGACGGGTGCGACAGTTGCATGCTCCTTCATTGCTTCTATTGTCGCTACAGCATCCTCTTCTGACATTCCCAACGGCCGTTGTGTAACTGGGGGCGCAAACGGTAATCCACCCGTAGGAATGTCGGCGTTCTGCTCTAAGGTTTCTCCTTCTTCCGGCTCGTAGTTCTCTTGGTTGACAAGAGCGTTCTCTGCTTCAGCTACACGGTTCTGTAACTGGTACTCTGTGAGGTCGTACTTGTCAAGAGCACTACGGAACATCTCTTCCAGCTCACGGCTGATATCCTCGGTGTCGAAACGGTCACCGCTAGACTCCCATACTTGATGTACGAAAGCATCCCATGTCATACCGTCACCGCCATTCTCACGACGGGCTGTAAACATGCTCTGCACCTTGGCGGCATCTTTGCCAATACCCATATCCCAACCAAGAGCCTGACCGAAGGAGTCGGGGTCGAACATGCGACCCTTGCCAAGCCATGAAGAGATAAGTTCGCGGAGGTCACGCCAAGCAGAGAATTCATCGTCGAACAAGTCGCCATAGATAAGCTTAGCCATCTTGATACGCTTGGCATAGCTGGGTACACGTCTGCGGTCAAGCAACCATCTACGACCATCGGCTGTTCCCTTTTTTGCGGCAATATCCTGCAAGTCTTTCTCCGTAATCTCTTCTGCCTTGCGGCGTTCCTCTTCTTCCTTGGCGATAAGGCCTGACACCTTCTGAGTGTGTGCAGGTTGTATCTCTTCTGCTTTCACACCTGCCTGTAATGCGGCATTGAGTATTTCGTCAGCCTTCTTCTTGCTCGTAGCCTGGCTCATCTGCTGAATGAAAGGCTGCGGGTCAACGTAAGGAGGATTGAGTTCAAGATAACGTGCCTTTACCTTATTATAATAGTCAACGATAGCCTGCAGACGCTTCTGCTCCATAAGGTCTTCCGGCTCAAAGTCGCCATTCTGTATCTTCTTGTTAACCTTGTCAAGCTGCTTCTGTGCCTTGTTGATGTTGGCCTGCGACATCATGTTAACGTCCCAACCATCTTCCTGCATGTCGTTGATGGTCTCGTCGATGCTCTGCTGTCCTTCGTGATACAGCTTGGCACCCGTCTTTTCGTCTACAGGAATCTGTGCGGGTTGCTGTTGGAGCTGTTGTGTAGTATCAGCGGCAGGAGCGGGTGCCGAAGGTTCGTTTGCTCCAGTAGCATTCGCGCCACCTGCCTCACCTCCGACATTCTCGCTCTGTACCTGCTGTTGTGGTGCCTGTTGGTTCAATGTGCCATTGGGGTCGATAACCGTTGTTACGTTTTGACCAAGACGTTCACGCTCCATTTCCTCGAACTGGTCAAGGTTATAAGCGTTTCGTCCTATCGTATAGCCATCTGTATCACTTAACTGCACAAATTCACCCGTTGCATCATCAAATCCTATAATCAATCCAGAGGCGGAGTTGGTTATCTGTCCTTGCGAATTTGTAGTGATATCACCTGATACTAGGGTGTAGGTATTTGTACCATTGGTAATAGTCAGCACATTCTCGGTATCTGGTTGACCGTTGATTTTTCCTTTGAAAGTATGACGTTCACGTGACTTTTGTGCCTCTTTATCAATTGCCTTTGCAGCTTCATTAAGCATACTTTCATAACGTGCCTTGGCATTATAGTAGTCAACCATAGACTGACGCTGTTCTGGTCTGAACGTGGTAAGCGAAGCGATAATTTCCTGCGGGGTGAGTTCCGCCTTCTCTCTACTTTCCACTTCTTGTTTCAGGTCCTCGTCCTTGTCAAAAGCTGCCTGACGTGCTGCTTGTGCCGCATTCCATTGGTCTTGAATAACCTTGCCTACATTATTCTGTGGGTCGATTGGCTCTTCTGTGCTGACAACTTTTTCTACGACCTCCTGTCCTGCATTAGCACCCTTTTGCTGCTCATGCTCTACATGAACTTCATTGGAAGGGTAGGCTAGCTGCTCCAAGAAGTCGCGTGCCTGGTCTTGCATCTGCAAACCTTCCTCGTCAAGCTGCATGGGGTCTTGCTCTGCCAGCCACTTGACTGTGCCAGGGGTCCAGCCATTTTGTGCTTCAAACTCTGCAATCGCGGCCTGCGTTGCCTTCGCTTTCTCGACAACTTTGTTGAGTTTGAACTCTTGGAACTGCTTGCCAAGGGTTGTGTTTGGGTCATTCATCTGGGCTATAGCCTCTGCTTTGGCTTCTTCGCTAGTCCATGTGCCACTGTTCAGGCCCAAGAACTCGTCGATGATGTCATTAGCTTCTGAGAAACTAAGCTTAGTGCTCATGCTCAGATAGTCCTTATAGTCTTGATGCTGCTGTTGCATCTTCAACTCGCCTTCATAAGCTTTGGCTTCTTCCTCGGTGTCGAATGACTGCTGGCTGATAGTGTTGCCGTACTTGTCGGTTGATGTTACCTGCCATTGCTTCTTTCCATCTTCTCCAGTAACTTCTTTAAGAGAGGAAAACTCCATGCGAGGCTGATAATCCACCATTTCGGCACCTTCTTTCTCCAAAACGGCCTGCGTATATTTCAGAATGGCCTTTTTTCCCTCTGGAGAATAGACTGACGCATTTGTTTTATTACCGTATTTGTCTCTCTGCTTACTACTTCCCAGAATATAAGTGAGTGAATTCTTTAGTTCGCGAGGATCGGTGTAGGAATTGTCTATCATTGATTTAATATCTCCCCACAATTCGTCACCGAATAGCTTTGCGTTTGCTTCGCTGACCTTATCAGGGTTGTAGTTAATCTTATGACCTACAAATCCTCCTGTATGAAGGGCTGACATAAAACCACCCATCAGGGCAACGCCACAGAAAGTATCAATATTCTGCTGTAGATTGAACACACCAGTATCTTCTTTTGTATCAAAGGTCATGTCACCAACAGTAGCTGCGTTGGCGATATTTCCAATAACCTCTTCAAGATACTCATTACCTACACCATGCCACTGTGTTTTCTTGGCAAAATCTGCTAGACCTTGCGAGAAAGCACCGATTCCTTTTCCTGCAACCAGCTCATAGATAAACTTCTGTGCTTTGTTAAGGCTTACACCCTCAACGCTTCCAGTTGCTTTAAGCATTTTGCGCCCAGCCTTACCAATAACAGCCTTTCCAATGACCTTTCCAAAGTAATCACTCAGGAAACCGAAGTAATTTCCGGCCATTTCTGACCAGTTCTCAATACCGGTATTGGTGAATGCCTTAACAAAAGCCATCAATGGCTCTTCCTTGGTGTTTGGCTTAATGCCATTAAAAGTAATATCTCCGTTTGCATCTACGCCGATATTGACTTCTCCCGTCATTCTGCGTACTGCATCGGCTGCGGTTCTTGCAATTCCTGTTGTTGAAGCCATTCCATAGGCTCCTGCTATGTCTGCTACGGCTCTTGTGGCTATCTTGCTGGCAACAACACTCTTGATGTGGTCTCTTACCCACTTGCTACCATAACGCTTAACGGCATATTTTGTAAGCGTCTTCGTTGCTGCCTCTCCCAATCCGCTTAGTGGATTCAGAGCCATTTCAAGCATGAACGGGAGAGATTCGCCAGTTACCATACCAGCCTTTGCCCATCCGCTTAACTGCTCGTTATATTGCCCACTGACAGCATTATTATATGCCCAATCATTCAACAAGGCTTTCTCGTTTTCAGAAAGTGGTTGCCCATTATCCTGTTTCATGATGGCCTGCATGATGGTATAGCTTCTGTCAAACTCATTTATACCAAAATCCCATGTATCTTTCTTCGCTGCAGTATTCCAAACGTTGCGGGCTGCTGTAACGAGGCCAAGATTGCCAATTCCGCCTTGCTGTTCGTAGCGATATTCATTGAGCAAGTCCATACTCTCCTGAACAAGGTCGCGACGGTGCCCAAGCACGTTTTCTTCTTTTGCGATGTCTTGCAACTCCTTACCATAAGCGCCAATACTCTCTTTTATCTGCTGCGATGAGGGTACAATGCCTATAACAGAAAGTGGATGGGTGACGTTATCAACGAAGTCAAAGAACTTGTCGAGGAAGGACTTGTCGCCTTCTGCTTTTTCTCTTCTGGCCTTCAGCTCTTCATATTGCCTATAGATGTCGTTCAACGACTTTTTTCCTTGTTCTTCTATCGAGCCAATAAATCTCTCATTGTTTGTAAGCTTTCTAAGCTCCTGCTCGGTGTCGTTGTACTCCTTTGCAAGTTGTGAATACTTCTGTCTGTCTGCTTCGCTGACCTTGTGCAAGCGTCCTTCCAGGTCTACCCAATCATGCGGAATCTTGTCCATTTCCTTTTTCAGGTCGTCTCGACGTTCAAAAGCATCTCTGATACGACGGTCTATATCTGCAAAATACAAAGCGTCCATGTCTTGCTGTCTCTTGTTGGCGTCAACCATAACGTTGTACCTCTCGGCATTGGAGGTAATATAGCCTCCATTATCCTCAACAACGCGTCCTTTTCTTCCTAACTCTGGCGCTTGTCCCAGCGATTTCTCTTGATAAGTTAGCGCATCGGCCTCCCTTTGGTTAATCGGAAGTGCAGCATTAAAGGCAGCATTCTCCCCTTGGTTTGCAGTAATGTCAAAGGCCCACTGTTCTTGCCATGTTGGTTTGTATGGCTGATTGGCTTGCGCTTGTTCTGGCTGTGGGGCAATCTGTGGCTGCTGTGCAACCGTTTGCGCAGGTGCTTGCTGAGGCTGTTTTTTCTGCTGTCCTTCCAAAACTGCATCAGGGAACTGGCTCAGAAAGCCTTTACGCTCACTGACTGGAATGTCATACGTGTTACCGTTTGCTTGGTATGCTACAGTAGCATTTGGGTTGTCCTTCTCGAAGTTGGCTACTACGTTCTCTGGAATGTCGTAGGTCTGACCGTTAAGTTTATATACTGGCATAATGTTATTATTTTCTTATGTATTGACTATAATCGGTAACGTTACTTGAACTACTATTTGCCCTCATGTATTGGCTATACGGATTTTCTCCTGCAAACTGACCACCTCCCCATGCCGTCTGAAACATTGGCTGTGGCTTATTCTCTTCCCGCATTAGCATAGCGCCCGTTCCTCGTGTATCGTTCTCATACTGCCAGTTGAAGTTGTCGCGCATATAGTCGGATGCTTCTCCGTTCTCTGCAATGACTTCTTCCACGATTCTATTGCGCACGTAATCTGGATCAGCTTTAGCGCCGACACCTAATTCGGCCATGCGCTTTTTGAATTCATCTTGCTTAATCCATCCTGCGGTTTCAAAATCCTTGTATGCCTGATTCATTTGTGCCTGTGGAATGGAACGCCCAGGTACATGCATCTTTCCATAAGGAGATTTAACTGGGAAATTTCCTTTTGAAGTACCGCCATTGGCTTCTATTTCTTTGTGGTGACGGATGGTTTCGGCAAGTCCAGCTCTAGTATTTGCCTCTACTGCTCCATGATGGCGACGTGTTTCTTTGTCCTGACGCTCCCAACGTTTCTCGTTTGCCTTCTGTTTCTCGCGGTTGAACTTAGCAGTCTCGTCATATTGTCTCTGTCTTTCTGCGAGGTCTGCAGCAGCTTTTGCGGCATTAAACTTATAGTTTCGCTCGTCTTTAGATTGATTATAGTTGAACTGCTGTTCCCATCGTCTCTGCTCTGCATCCTGCTTGGCTTTAGCCTGCTGATAGGCAAGATACTGCTGGTTGGCTCTGTCGCGCAAAGCCTTGCCTTTCTCGTATCTAGCCTGCTCTTCCAATACGGGGTTGTTGAACTGCTGTACAGGAGCATAGCCTACGGTATTAGCTATGTTTCCGATATGTCGGAGAGCGTCAGCAACGGCAAGAATGCGGCGATTGGTCATGCTGGCCTTGCGAAGATTGTCTTCATCCTCTTGTGAGGTATAACCCATAGCCCTTGCAAGCTCTTCCATAGAGGTAATGGGCTTGTTGTTCTGCTGCTGTTCCTGCTGTCGTTCTTGTACAAAGTTCTGTTTATGTTCCTGCGGAGTAGTATTGTTCCGCTGTATAACAGTAGGCTTGTTTATTGCAGCACGGATATAAGGCTCTGTGACTGGTGTACGGAAAAGGTTCGGAGTCGTGTTCGCAGCAGCCTTCCCTTGTGCGAATGCTTGCACGTCAGGATTTGCAGTTGTATATGCTACTGGCTGTTGCTGTTGAACCGCCTCCTGTGCTGCTGCCCTGCCTGCATAAGGATTGGGCGTAGGCTGTGGCATAAGCGGATATTGCTTACCGTCTGGCATGGTAATCATGCGTTGGTTATTGTTTGCCATATCTTATTTCTTCTTTATATTATTATCCTTGTCAAGGTAGTATTTGTCATAGCCAAGAAACATATTTGCCTCGGCAATACGACGTCTCTTCAAGCCTACTAGCGGTTTACCTCCTGCATTGACCCATTTCACTATCTGGTCGGTGATTTCTTCGTCAGGATCATCTGCAACAATCTTCTTCAATAAGGTAGAATTCCTAAAAGCACCCTCGCCAAGATTGAAATTCCACGAAACCAAGGCATCAAAGCACTCTTGTCTGAAATTGATACCCAGCTTGTTCAGCGTGCGCTCAATAGGCGCAATATCCTCTATCAGCAAGTCCTCTGCACGCATCTTGTCTATCACCTCGTTAGGCTTTACACATTTCGTATGCCCGTAACCTATAGTAAGAACTCCTGCAGGGCACTTGTAAGACTCTAGGCGAAGACCTTCAAAGTCCTTGATAAGCTGTAAGCCATTGCGGCTCGTCGTCATCTTCTTCATAACTCCTTAGTTATCGTCCTTGTCCAGAATGGTGTTGTGATTTACTTCTTCGCTCTCTTCGCGCCACTTCTTCACGAAGTCGAACTTCTCGATATATTTCACGCTCAAAGTGTAATAGCAGATGTCGAAAAACCTATGCCAGGCAGTACCCTTCGGAGCAATATGCCGCAGATTACGGAAGATATTCGTTCCAAAGATATACACCGCGATATAACACAGTATCTTCACCACCGCCACGGCCTGTTCATGCTCACCCATCAGGTGACCGATGATAAATGCCATGCAGGCAATCAACAAGAAGATGGCAACGTACACAAAGAACATCAAAGCCTTCTTGGTACTCCACTTCTCTTCTTTCATCCTATCTGCCAAAAGACCAATAAGAAAATTCACACCAAACAGAATCAACATCGCATACATGAAATTCTGTATCGGAGCAAGCAGAGTGGCTATAGCACCTACCGCATAAACTATTACTGTCTTAATATCGTCCATAACACTATCTGAATTTATATTTCAACACAACATAAATGAGCAAGCAAACCAAAAGAGACATAGCAAGCTCGCCAAACGCTATCTTCTTCTCTTCCCACCACGTCAAAGGCTTCTCTACCTCAATAACCTGGGGAATAGTATCACACCTCATAAAGGTGTCACGCTCTACAACCATACGAATACGGTCTTTATAAATGGTCTTGAACTTCTCTACCCATACAGTATCACCCTTCTCGTGAACAAACACAGAGTCCAAACACCAAATACTATCACGCTGAACAAAGGAATCGGTCTTGTAAACGTACTCGGTATGCACCTCCGGGACTGTAACAACCTTAGTAGCACAAGAACTAAGCAATAATACCATTATAAGGCTTATCACCACTACCAAATACGTTAAAAGAAACCTATATCCCTTCATAATAATCTGATAAATTGAAAGTCCATGTTACTTTTTCGGGTGGTAAGTACCCCCACCATCACCAGAATTAGGATGCTCAGCAAACCAAGCATCTATCTTCTCACGCAAAGAGAGTAAAATGTCCCTGTGAATACGGTCTACCTCGCCTAAAGCAGTCCTATAGGCATCTAACATCAAACCATCAGTAATGTCACTGACCTTACGCTGATATGATATGTTCTCCTTCTTCGTCATAATGTTAGTCTTATGTTACTTAATGGGTAACTAGTACCCCAGGGGTCAAAAGAGAATTTCTGTCTGTGCTTTATTCTACTGTACCTTGTTCGGGTGGTCATGCCCCCGCCCCCCTTTGGGTCGCCATCGTCCCACCTCATCACATCTGCATCGCCTTCCGCCAGTCGTCAACAGTTCCCGTCATGCCACTAGCGGTCGTTATCACTTCCTTGCTAGAGTCAGGTGTACCATTTATTATCTCTCCCCCGTTACTGCCTCCGTTTAGATTGGGTTTTGCAGTGGATGATGCTTGGCTTGCAGCCCCTGCCATGCTTATAAGGGCATTGGATGCTCCTTGTGCGGCTTGGGTGATGTTTTGCGCACGCTGTTGCTCTCTCGCCATGTCCATCTGAGCGTAGCGTTCTTGTGCTTGGCGGTGCATATTGTCTACATTGTCCTTTCTAGCGGTGTCTGTGGCTGCGATATTAGCAATAGTGTCGCCTACCATCTTGTTACCTGCCTCCTTTGCCATTGCCGTAGCTGCATCCGTGCCACCTGCAACGGCTTGCGCCCCTGCCGCCTTCTTCCAGTTCTCCTTGGCATACTCTTTGGCTCTTCTGGCAAGGTTCTGCCCTGCTGCGGTATCAACGTAATTCTCGTTGTATCTACGCTTGTACCACGCTTCCTCTTTTGCCTCCTGCTGTCTTTGTCTGCGCTCGGCTTCCTTGGCAGCCTCTGAGGACTTTATTCCACCGTAGAGGGACGAAGCAAGACCAGCTGCCGCCAGTGCGCCAACGATGAATTCTTTGCGGTTTGGAGCAAAGATATTGCCCATTCCTAAAGGCTGATTGACATACTTTGTTACCATATTGTTACATTTTTATGTTCTTCTTTGGATGAAATGCCAAATTTAAAGCCATTTCGACGGGTTTTGTGTGAACCTTGCAGGACTCAGACCCGACTATTTTCACTGGCTCTTCATGGGCGCAAATATAGCAGAAACAGTGAATGTGTTTTCCGTTTCTGAAAGTGTTTTATAATTTTAACAATTGTGAATGTGTGCGGAAATGGGCGCAAATTCTCCCCTCATCTCTCCCCTTTCTCTTTCGTCAACATTCTTTACTTTTCTTGTATTTTTGTAACTGCTTGGTACTTTGGATTTTAGTTTCTTTTATGCTATAAGGGCAAACACAACTATTTTGTCATGTTTTATTACCACTCATACTTATCTGTTAACGAATTCAAATAAAAGGCTTGTCTTTCTAAACAAACCTTAATATAATTGCATATATGTAACTAAAATGGTGTTGAGTTGTTGAAATGTTAAAATATAGGGTTGATTGGTTTGGTTATACAGCTGATACAGTTGTGTACTAGCTTATCTCGTGAGTGTATTAGCTGTATAATGGAGTGTTATTAGCTGTATAAATGAAGAAAAGGAGAGCGTTTTTGTTTGCTCTCCTGGTATTTGTTGGTATAGTTTAGTCTTTTATTCTATTCCCTTGTCATCGTGTACTTGTACTGAACCTATTATGCTTCCTGCCGCCGCTCCTATGCATGCAAGTATTATCTTCCAATCTGCTATACCGATATAAAACAGCTGAATGCACAATGATGCAATGCATATAACTGTACATATAGTCGCAAGTACTACTGATGTTGTTTTGTGGTATTCAGGTGCAACGAACGAACCTGCAAGGACAAATACTGCTCCCATTACTACATTATATATTAATTCATCAATAAGGCTGAACATTTTGTAACCCAGTACTGGATTAAACATCTTGTCCACAAACCGCACAATTATAGAAGCGAGACCACCTCCAACTACTGCTGCAGGAAGAACAGCAATCCATCTTAGTATTTTCATAATAGTTTTGTTTTAGGTTCTACGATACTGCAAAGATAAGGAGATTATTTGAGAAAAACAAATGGATCCAAACGTTTTTTCGAAAAAAATAAAAAAGGGCGATTTCTCACCCTTCTTCGCTTACGATTGGAGTTACACGTATTGGTATCTCCTTGCCGCAATGGGGACAAATTATCGTCCCATCACCAAATAATTCGGGTACACTCACGTTTAATGCTTCTGCAATTCTCTTTAGATAGTTCATATCAAAGTTGTTTCTTGCGATTGCTTGGCTAAAAGACACTGGTTGTATTCCAATCTTCTTTGCCAGTTGTGCTTGTGTCATCCCACGTTCTTTACAGAGGTCTTTTATCCTCAAATCTGATTTCGCCATAACGCTTTATTTTGAAACTCGGTACAAAGATAATAAAATATAGTTTAACTACGAAATTATTTAAGAAATGTTATGCATTAAGGCTAAAGTTTTAATATTTCTTAAATATAGCACAAAAACATAATTTTTATTTGGAAGTTTAGCATTGATGCTATATCTTTGCAGCAGAAAGGTAACGAGTTGTGAGTATCCTAGAAAGCAACGACCCACATTAGAGGTAGGTTCTTTGACAGACTGGCACAAAAATAGGAGAGGACAGAAAGAATGGCGAGCCAAACTGCCGAGACCCATTCTGAGGCTGTTGA